ATATATAAATATAAATGGATTATACTAGAATACAAATTGATTCAATTGGTATTGGATTATCAAATATAAATAATTTAGATTTAACAAAAGATAATTATATTCAAACTTATTTAGCTGTTGGTGAAATTTATAATGAAGGTCATGATAATACAAATTCCTTAAATCATATTTATAATTTAGTTGTTACTGATACTGCAGTTGGTGTTAATACAAGTAGAAGTAATTTGCTAAAAATGCCAAATAAGTCATTAATAGTTGAGGGTAATATTCAATGTATCGGTAGTATAACTGCGCAAAATATAATATTATCGGAAGATATTAATATATCAGCAAATTTAACAGAAAATATTATAAGTTTTAATCAAGTTTTAAATAGAATATCATCACATTTAGTATTTTATTCAGTAAAAGATTATTTACAGAATAATATTTATACAACACATAATGTAACAATTGGAAATTTAAATAATGCTGATAATAATACAAATCCATTAAAAATATCAAGACATTGCAATAATAATGTTAGTAATATTCAATTTGTTATTCAAAATAATGATGAAACTTATAATAATCCAACGCGATTTAGTTGTGGTATTATTGGAAATGTTAATAATTCACCAAGTCATATAATAACTTCTAAAGATATGCCTTTACATTTTAACATTAGTAAATCTTATGATGAAATAGATAATTTATATTTAAAGGATGGAGATAGAACAAATACTCCTGATTATGCGAATTATCAACATCCGTCATTATCATTGGATACAAATGGGTCAGTTTTAATAAATTTGGATAAATTGACAACTATGATAACATATGATTTTTATTCAAATGTATCATCTCATTTTAAGAGTATAAATATTACAGAATTTCCAAAATTATATGTTAGAAAAAGTTTATACGCTGATACAATTATTATAAATGATTATGTATCCGGACAACCTAAATCATTAGATAGTTTATATCTTAGACAAGGAGCAGCAGGAGGATTAACATTAGAAGCTAATCAAATACGTGGAGGTAATTTTAATAAATCAGAATTTATTTTTAATTCGAATGTATACATTGGAACAAATGCAAATAGTTATAAATTGATGATATATGGTAATTCAGAAATAACAAATGATTTAAATGTGAATAATAATTTAATAGCAACAAATTTATTTATTAATAATAATTTAACTGTTAATGGAACAGGAATTTGTGATTTCAATAATAGATGCTTTTTTTCAGATGAAACAACTATGAATAGCTTAAATTGTGATAATGCAATAACAACTAAAAACTTAAATATTACAGGTGAATTATATTATAAAAATGCATTAATAAATTTAGCTAATATTGGAACATCATCATCAGGAACAACAACAAATATAAATAGTAATATACCAAATATTACAATTACAAATTTCATTAATATTGGAGGAACAACATCAAATATTACTGATAATAATTATAATAGTGAAATAGTAAATATTTATAAATATAAAGATAATCAAAAAAATAAATTTGAATTATATTTACATGATTCGACAATAACCGCATATGGTTCTGCTGCATATATTGGACATGCAAAATTAAATCCATTGGATAATGAGTTCGATAATAGTTTAGTTATATTAACACAATATAATACAACATGGAATAATATTTATTTTTATGCTGGTAAGGATAAATCTAAAGTTAATAACACACCACCAAATTTAGGTATATTTGAAAATAACAAAATCGGAATAAATACATTAAGACCAACAAGAACACTTGATATTAATGGAGATATTATAACATCCAATTATTATATCCGAAAAAACAATATAGAATATGAATGTGATATGATAATCAAAAATAATAATAATAATTATATATCAAATTTAAATATTAATATTAATAATGATAATAATGATAATAAAAAACAATTAAATGTGAAAGGAGGTATAAATTCTTATGATGGTTATTATGAGGGAAATAATAAATTATGTTCAATTAAATATCTTAATATAAATTCGAATAATGCTATAATTGAAAATGTAAATTTAGGTTTAGGTGTTCAATTGGATAATAATAAGATAACTATGTCATTACAAATACAAAATACAAATCTTAATAATAATAAGATAAATAATAGTGTAATTACATTTTATCGTTCTACGGATAATTCAAGATATTCGGGAATAGAATTTTGCGATGATTCAACAAATATTAATAATGTAAATAAAAATAAATGGTATATCTATAAAAATCATATTACAGATGATGAATATTATGCTGGTCCATTACAATTTGGTTATATGAAAAATGGTTATAAACCTAAAAAATCGTGCATAAATTTATATTATGACAATGAAAAATATTATATAGATATTAATAATCCAATAACTTATAATACACCCGTTGATTTTAACAAAAATAAGGAAGATGTAAGAATTACAGGAAATGTCAGAATAACAGGAGATATAGAATTGGATGGTTCTATAAATATTAAAGGTAATTATAAATTTAATGATAATAATATATTATTTTCACCAAATCCTGTCGAAACAATAATTAATAAGATTTATTCATTAGGTAATAATGTTTATTATTTTGATACCATTTTATCACCTAATCATCCAAAACGAATATCATTTGTAAATAGTAATTTGGCATATAATACATATATAAATATATTAGATGATAAAAATAATTTTAACAAAAATTCAAATATTAATTATTCAGCAAGTAATTACATATTATCATCAAATAATAATAAATTAAATAATATTATCTTAGATGATATAATATCATATTCTAATTTTTATAAAATAACATCAAATAATACAAATGATTATTTATCATATATATTATCTATATCACCCGCAATTAGCAATAATTATTTTATTAATTCAAATTTTAATAATTATCCTACTGATATAGTAGTTTCAACTTTAGTATATAATGCATCTAATAATATGTTATATTCATATAGCAATTTAACATTATCATCCAATATCTATGATACAATAAATAATTTCTATTTAAGGACAATAAATACATCAAATAATTCATTTAATTTAGTAAATGCGGCAAATAATCAAATTGGATTAGTAAGAAATGTATCAAATCTAATGGTTGTGGATTATAAAGATATTATTCATAATTATGACATCAATACTATTTTTAAATATGGATATAGTAATTTAGAATTATCATCAAATATTTATGATAATACAATAAATTATAAAAATAATATTACAAATATAAGTAATGAAATATTATTTCGAAATCCAAATAATTCAGTTTTATCATTAGCTTTTGTTTCAAAAGAACTGATGTATACTGATTATTATGTTGCAAGTAATTATTATTATAATTTAGATAGTATTAAAAATACTATTACTAGCACGACTTATCCAAATTATTTGAATGATAATAAAAATATTGCATTAAATACATCTAATAATTTAAATTATTTGTTTGATAATTTAAATATATATTATCAATTTTATAATAATATTAGTAATATAATATTACCATTAAAAACAACAGTAAACAATACAAATGATATGATATCATTAAATACTACTAATACTAATAATTTATATAATATATTATCACTACCAATACGCAGTTATATGGATAGTGCATTAATAAATAGTAATATTAGTTATAGTAATTATATATTAATATCAAATATTACAAATGATACGAGTATTTATATAGATAAAATAAATGATATTTATATAAATTCAAATGTAATTGAAAAATTTAGCAATATTACATCTAATTTAAGATTAGAATTAATTAAGATTACTAATTCTAATTATGATTTCTGGGCAAGTAATTATATGAATACAAATGACACACCAATACCACGTTTACAAGATAATACAACAAGTAATAAATTATATTCAATTAAAACTTATAATATATCATCAAATATTTATAATGATATGTATTATATTAATAATTATATTGATAGTTCAATAATACTTGCAAATAAATATAAAACATTATCATTTAATTATTTAACAAAATCAACTTCAGCATATGATGATTTATTGAATATTTATAATAATAAGAATTATATTTTAGATATTGCAAATATTATAATGACTGGAAATAGTAATAAAATTTTAGCATCTAATGTTTATAATAATTCAAGTAATTATTATGATAATTTAGGAAATATAAAATTATTAACATCTAATTTAACATATTTATCATCAAATGATATGATATATGCATCTAATAATTATTTTAAATGTTCAAACTTAGATAATATAAAAACAAACTCAGAAATTACATCATTAATATTATCAAGTAATAAGGATTTTGCATTAGATATTTTAATGAATACATCAAATATTTATGGTAATATATTAGATAATTATCCAAATTTATATCCTACGTTATTATCTACAATTAGTTACAATGGAATAAATATTAATAATTCAAATATAAGTATTAATAATCAACTATTAACAAATAAAATTGTTGATGCAATAAATACAGATATTGATATATATTTACAAAAATCTATAATAAATAGAAATAATACAATAGAATTGGATGATATAATATCAAAATTTAATCCCGACTTTAGTTCTAATTTATTATACTATGATAATGATAATAAAATAAATGATGGTATCAATAGAATAAAAGAATATATTGGTGAATATTTATTAAATTTATTTGCAATTTATAAATCAAATATAATAAATATTTGCAATGATTATAAATATATTTTTGATTTAAATGAAGATTTGAATGATTGCTATAACAATACTATAGAAATATTGGATAATCATATAAATTTATTGAGAGAATTAAAATATGATATTATAAATCTTAGTAATTATAATACTACTATCGGAAATGATAAAGGGATATTATTAGAATTAATATTACATGCAACAAATAAATATATTAATATTATCAATAATAGTTATAATTTTGCAAATTCAACTACATTATTAGTTGAAGCTTTATTCAATTATATTAATATTTATATTAATACTTCATTATCACTTATGACTTTATTAAATTATCTTATTGAATATGCAAATACTTATCTTGATTTATCATGGAATGATATATCTCAAAATATTGTTTTATTTGCAAGTTTATCTTATTCAGTTAATTCTTCTATAAAAACAATAGCACCAATAAATACCACAGGACAAAATACAGACGTTTTAATTATAGGTAATGATATTAAAATATATCCAAAAAAATCTTTAATAATTGGTCATGATAATGATTATTCAAAATGGTTAGAAACAGTAAATGATACAGATAATGATTCAGCTGCATATATTTATAATAATAAATTTAATAGTTGCGCAAGTAGTTTTAATTGTAGAACAAATAAATTTATAACATCAACAGGAAATCTGTTATCATTAAAATCATCATCATCTATTGATATTAATTTAATAGATACATTAAAAAAACAAGAACTTTCGTTTAAAGATTCAATAATTGATGGTGTATCATTGAAAATATCACATATATATCATAGAAGTGATGTTAATAAAGTAGAATCAACAAGAGATAATACGATATTTGAGATAATAAGGAAAAAATCAAGTAAACCATATTTTAGTTGTTATACAATAAATGATGATAATCATATATTAAATATTGGGAGTGGTAATTTTTATGATATTAATAATAATTGTATAAGTGAAGATGCAATTGTTCATATAAATGAAGATACAACAAATAATTTATTAAAATTAACAAACACATCGACAAATCCTATTTTATTATCATTTGTTCAAAATAGTGTTAATAATTGGAAATTATCAATTTCTAATATTTATAGTTTTGATTATAATTCTACAAATATATTTAATATAACATCAAATGGAATTGCTGTAAATTCAACTGTTAATAATTCTAGTTTGTTTATTAATAGTTTTAATAATAAAACAGCATTAGAATTAAAAAATAATTATACATCTATATCACCAATATTTAAACCAGAACTTATAAATGTATCTGAAAAATTAAAAGTTGAATATAATGAAAATGGAATAACTTATTCAAAATTGAATGATACAAATACAGATTATGATATAGCAACATCTACTTTTAGTTATTCATCAAATATATTATTAGATACTATTCCATATACATTAAGTAATGTCAGTGTTAGTTATAATAATATTAGTGAGATATTACCTTTTACACATCAAGAAATAAATGCTAGTAATATAGTTAATTTATTACCAATAATACAACCAAGAGATGCAAATATAAGTTATAATTATGATATTAATACTAATTATAGATTGAAAGCATATACTTTTAGAATCACACCTGTTGATTATAATATATATTATCATGTTCCAATTCCAATAGATAAATCAACACAAGGAGAAATATATAATGAATTTCAAGTTGAATCTGAATTTAAAACAGGAAGTCATGATGAAGTAATATTAAGAACAACGCATATAATTGGGACTTCATCAGATACTAATGATATTAGAACAATAACAATTAAATATGAAACAATACAAAATAACATAAAAATAACAAATCATATTACATATAATCGATATTCATCATTTAATTTAAAATTATTAAATATTCAATTATTAAATTATAAATATAATTTAATAAGATTTAATAATATAATTCCTACTAGCTTATATAATAATAGTTATAAGAATACTATAACAAAAACACAAACAAAGAATGATGATATAATAATAAATAATAGACTTGATTATTTAAGACCATTTGAAGGATTAACATCAAATATAAAAACGTATACAATAAATAAGTTAAAATTATATCCAATAAAAATAAATAATATTATTTATAATATACCATTAAATATCACAATAAATGATTATTATTATATGTATGAAGGAGATAATATAACTATATCCTATATAAATACGACATTAAAACAACCATTAATAAAACAAACAAATATTAATAATAATAATCATAATATTTATAGTTATACGGATGATTATGAGATATATTTAAATAATAAAAAATTAATAAATATTGATTCACATGGAACATTAAAGACAAGTGGGAATATAGAAACAAATAATATATTATTAAAAGGTGATATATTTAATAGTGATGGAGTATCATTGTATGATAATATAATATCAATGCTTAATAATATATCATCAACAACAAATTTTGAATTAAATACTAAAAATATAATATTAAATCCTGCAGTAGGATTTAGAGATAGTTATAAGGGAGGAATATTAATAAATGGCAATACGATGAATGAAATAAATAATAATTTATTTCAAATAAATAATTTTTCAGACAATGATAATTTTATAACATTAAATTCATGCACTTCAAAATCATTTATTCATTTCAATACAAAAATAATAAAAATTGTTAATTCTGATAATAAAGATTTTAATTCGATATATAGAATTGGTTCTCATAATGAGACATTTGGAATATGGAAGAAATATGATTTAATAAATTATGATAAAAATGTATTTATAGATACAAATATAACAAATGATTATAAGAATGCATTAGAAATTAATTATAAATCAGAAATAAATAATTTTGAATTTAATTTAAATGGTTCATTATTCGAAAATGCCGACAGTCGTCTTAAAACTGATATAAGAGTTATTGATGATGCCTTAAATAAATTATGTTCTTTAAGTGGTATTACATATTTGAATAATGGTGGAACAGTAACAAAAAGACAAACAGGAGTAATAGCACAGCAAGTTAATATTGTATTACCTGAGGCAGTATCAATAAATGATGCAGGATATTCGAATGTTGCATATGGAAATTTGGCAGGATTGATAATAGAATCAATAAAAGATTTAAAAAATCAAATAGATGCAATAAATGGTCAAATACAAACAATAAATGGTAAAATATGAATTTAAGTTTTTTTAGGATTTTTAATTTTTAATACTTGTAAAATTTTATTATATGTTTTATTATCAAATGGATATTTTCCACCTTCAATTTTAGTAATAAAATCATGAGGAATAACAGGACTTATTTTATTTGCCAATTCTTTTTGTGTTAAATTAGCAGCCATACGTGCTTCTTTAATAATATTAATTTTATCAATTGGATAATAAATAATTGGTGTAATATCATCACTATCCTTTTTAATATCAACATGAATATTTGATTTTGATTGTTGAGATGCTGATGATTGAAATGTTTTCTTTTTAGTTAAAACGACGGGTGTAAAATCTTGATAAACTTTATAATAATTGTCTCCGCTCATTATTAATCCTATTTTATAATAATTATTAAAAAAATAATATCATTTTTTTATTTATCCAAATAAATTGAAATAAAAATGGATATAAACATAAGATATATATATTACAAATAAATAAAATGGCTACTAAACAAATTATCGATAAATTTGTATCATCAGTTGATGTTTCAGTTTCTTATTCTATTTCAGATTTAGTTAAACTATTAAAAGAAGCACATAAAAATACTAAAAATACTGATAAAAATGGTGTCGATAAACCTAAAAAAGCTCCTTCACAATATAATCTATTTATTAAAGACCAAATGGCAATTCTTAAAAATGATGGATGTAATCCAAAAGAAAGAATGAAAAAAGCTACTGAAGAATGGAAAAGACAAAAAGGCGCAGCAACACCTGCATCTGATGAAGTTGTATCTGTTGCATCAGAAACAAAAGAAAATGAATAAATATCTTTTTGTTTCTTTTTTGAATAATTTTTTTTTACATAGTTCTTAATGTATTACGAACTTTCATAATAGCTAATCCAAGACGATTAGTACCTTTCCAATTTTCAATTGAAGTATTAAGAGTATCTGTAATATTCATACCATTTCCCCAAATACAATCATAAGGAGAACATTCAACATACATTTTTCCACCACTTGCTAATAGTTTAACTTTCAATTCTAAATTTTGAGTAAATTTAGCAAAATTTGCTTTAAATACAATATCATCAACTACAGCATTCCATCTATCGGCATCGAAATTTTTAACATTTCTTCCTAATTTCTTATGTTCTTTAGGGTCATCTGACTTCATAATAAGTTTTTCAGATTCAACATCACCGAAAAATCTAGCTTTTTCAGCCATCATATATTTTTCACAACAATTATATTCAATATTATCAATTTTAAAATTTGAAATATACCATTGAGAAGGATAACGTGATTTAAAATAAATTCCATTTTCATTTTCGAAGAACTTTTCATCATGAGTAGTAATAGTAGTCATTTTATATAAATATTTATAAATAAAAATAAATCATTTTTTATTATAATAAAAATTGATAATTAATTATATTATTAATCAATATTTATCATTTATAATGACAAGTAGAGCAGTAATTCAGAAAGAAAAACTGACAAAGATGGAATTAATCACAAGTATACATATGCATTATTTTAAAAAAGGTATGTTATGTGAAAATTTAAATAAAATATCGAAAATAAAATTATTAGAAATTTATATAGATAATAATATTGAATATGTCAATAATGAAAAAATAAAAGACGAAATACTAACAGTTGAAAAATATAATTATTTGCGAAATATTATTTATTGCAATTTTCTCAAATATGAAAATATTCCATATGATATAATAATTAATATTAAATCAGATACAAAAAATGAAGAATTAGAAATGATAATTAAAAAATATAATTTAGAAAATGAACAATCATTTAGTCATATTAAAGAATTAGTATTTAATTTATATAAATCTTATAAAAAATATTGCGATAAATTATCCATTAAAAATGAATGTGTTTATATTACTCTTCCTAGTTTAACAAAAGCATTTAAAGATTTAATTTAAACTTCCTTAAATATTAGTTTTGCATCAAATGGAATTGGAACAATATAATCTTTAAATAATTGTTTAGCAAAGAAGAAAGAGATTTGGTCTTGAATGCCACATTCTTTAATATGATTATACCAAGTAGAATTTAATTCTATTATTTTTGTATGTTTCATATTTCTTATTAGTAATCCTGCATTACAATGATAATCATCTGTTGCTTTAAATCCATTATTTAATTGATTATTAATATAATTTAAATATCTATAGCGGTCATTATAATATCTTGGTTGATACATACTTAAACCAAATTCAGACCATACATTATTTGTAGTAATATAATCATGTAATCTTAATATTAATGCTTTATTATCATTAATAAAACACCTATTAATATTATCTTCAATAAAATTTACATTTAAATTATTTAATTTGCTATCAAAGAAACATAAATAATCATAATCTTTAAGTTCTTGATATTCTTGTGGCATAGATTTAAGATGTTTTCCATACATATTAGGTATATACACATCATCTTTAAATTCTATATCAATAAAAATACCAATCCATTCAGTTTCTTTTAATTTTTCAAATATAGATTTATTATTTGTATAATAATAACATTTATATTTTTCAGATGGAAAATCAGGAATTGCAAAAGCAGGATTATCATTCGTTCCAAAAAAATAAGTATAAAAAGCTAAATTTAAATTACTCATTACTTAGGTTTTTTATTTTTAAATGTCTTTATATATTAGTTTTCCATCAATTGGTATTATATACTCTTTAAATAATTGTTTAACAAAGAAAAAAGACATTTGACATTGAATTCCACATTCTTTAATATGATTATACCAAGTAGAATTAAATTCTATTATTTTTGTATGTTTCATATTTCTTATTAGAAATCCTGTATTACAATGATAATCATCTGTTTCGCTAAATCCATTATTCAATTGTTTATCGATATAATTTAAATATTTATCATGGTCAATATGATATCTTGGTTGATGCATACTTAAATAAAATTCAGACCTTATATTACAATGATATATTTCGATGATAGATTCATGTAATCTTAATATTAATGCTTTATTATCATCAATGAAATATTTATGAATATTATCTTCAATAAAATTTACATTTAAATTATTTATTTTGCTATCAAAAAAACATAAATAATCATAATCTTTAAGTTCTTGATATTCTTGTGGCATAGATTTAAGATGTTTTCCATACATATTAGGTTCAAATACATCATCTTTAAATTCAATATCAATGAAAATGCAAATCCATTCAGTTTCTTTCAATTTTTCAAAAATAGTTTTATTATTGGTATAATAATAACATTTATATTTTAAAGACGGAACATTAGGAATTGCAAAAGCAGGATTATCATTTGTTCCAAAAAAATAAGTATAAAAACCTAAATTTAAATTACTCATAAACTAGTTTTTTAATTTTATAATAGCTTTATATTATTTGATTTTTTTTTAAATTTCTTTAAATGTTTTTATAAATATTTTAGATGTTTCTTTTGTATTTATAATTGGTTTTGGATAATTAATATTTGGATATTGTTTTGTTTCCCAATTTAAAATTATTTTAGTTGATACATCTTTAAGTTCTGGAATCCATTTTTTTATATAATCACAATTATTATCAAATTTTTTCATTTGCAATGTCGGAGAGAATATTCTAAAATAAGGTTGGCTATCAGTTCCAGTTGATGCACACCATTGCCATCCTCCATTATTTGACGAAGGGTCATAATCAACTAATGATTTTGCAAAATGTTCTTCTCCTTTGCGCCAATCAATAAATAAATTTTTAACTAAAAATGACGCAACAACCATACGACATCTATTATGCATCCATCCACATATTTTTAATTGTCTCATCGCAGCATCTATTAATGGAAATCCGGTAAATCCATTTTTCCATTTTTCAAATAAATCATTATTATTATTCCATTTAATATTATCATATTTTTTAATAAATGATTCGCCTTTTAATACATATGGAAAATAATAAGTTATTATTGCATAAAAATCATGCCAATATAACTCCCTGACAATTCCATGTGTTATAGGTAATGTATAATAAATTTCACGAATACTAAGACAACCAAATTTGATATATGCACTTAATTTAGTTGTTTTATCCAAATATGGATAATCTCTTTCAGTATCATAATTATTAAATTTACCTGTTTTTAATTGTTGTAATATAATTAATGCATTTTTTCGACCTCCATTAACTAATATAAATTTATTTGGTTTAGGTCTTATGAAATCTAAGGATAATAATGATTTATCATCTTTAATAAAATTAAAGGTTTTGTTTGTAAATAATGACCGTGGTTTTTTAAGAATACTTTTTTTATAAAAAGGAGTAAATTTTAAATATGGTTTTTTATCATCTTTAGTTATTTCACCCATATTATGTAATGTATAATCTTCACTTGCGATAATTTCTATTTTTTTACTATTTGCCCAAACATTAATTTCTTCATCTCTTTTTTTTGCATATGGTGTATAATCTTTATTATAAGAGATAACATCAAATTTATATTTTTTATATAATTCATCTAAAATATTAATTTCATTATCTGTATAATAATAATTGATGAAATCCAATTCTTCTAAACTTTCAAATAAAAATTGTGCAGCATTTTTAGAATAATATTTATTTTCATTTTCATCTATTTGTTTTTTGTTAAATATAAATATAGGTAATATTTCTGAATTTGGATATTTATTTTTAACTAAATTTAACGATGTATTATCGTAAAGTCTTAAATCCCGCCTAAATATAAATAAAGTTTTCATATAATATATTATTATATGAAAACTTTATTATCTTTTGATATTGGCATTAAAAATATGGCATATTGTTATTCTATTATTGGTGAGAATGATAATGATAATGACTTAAATATAAAAAATATAGATAAGATTGATTTAAATTGTAATAAAAATAATATTCAAGCAATTATTGATAATACTATTGAATTTTTAGATGATTTGATGATTAAATTAAATATTGAAGATATTAATGATAAATTAATAATATTAATTGAATGTCAGATGACATCGATAATGCGCAATATTCAAACATGTATAAATACATATTTTAAATTAATTAGTAAACATTTAAATTTAGATATTGAAACTGTATATGTATCCCCTAAACATAAATTAAAAATTATGGATAAATTCAGTGATACAATTGCTTCAAATAAATATAAACAAAATAAATTAGATGCTATTTATTATACCACTCATTTATTAAAAACGGTTTATAAAAATGATGAAATATTAACAATAATTAATACTCATAAAAAGAAAGATGATTTATGCGATGCATTTTTAATGTGTGTATTTTATCATATTCAAAATAAAAAATAATTATTTATATATATAATATAGAATAATAAAAATAATATGAGTGATAATAAAAATGATAAAAGTAAAGATAATAAAACAATCGATGGAATTAATGTTATATTTGCGATATTTATATTTATACTTGCATTAATGTGGTTTATTTCTGGTATTGCTGCATTTGTAGCAGGAATTGTATGTTTATTTTATAATTCATCAGTCCAAGATAAAATAATAGGTTTGATATTTGGAATAATTGCTGGTCCATTTTATTGGATATATTATATTTATAATTTAAATTATTGTAATAGATTTGATAATTTTAATAATAAATATTATTAATAATATATTAATGTTATATAGATAACTAATATTAAAATGAGTGGAATATCTACTACAGCACCAACAAAATCGCCTACAACATCAATAGAAGATACTTCAGATTATTCAATCAGTGATAATATTTACATATTTTTTTATTCATTAATTATTCTAATATGGATAATATCTGGATTATTTGGATTTATAGTAAGTATTGTATGTTTATTTTATGAATCTTCACCTGGTGAAAAAATATTAGGTCTGGTGCTTGGTATCTTTACTGGTCCGTTTTATTGGTTATATTATATTCTAAATGTAAATTATTGTAATAATAAAGTAATTCCTAATTATTAGCAATCGTAGTTAATTGTTTAATGACATTTGCATTAAAATCAGTAATTTTATTAGTTTCAATAGCATTTGCTAAATTTAACCAAAATTTGTCAAATTTAAATTTTTTATTATTTTTATTTATTTCACGACATTTATTATATAACCATTTATATAATTTTAATTTATTTGAAATAGTGCAATTATCTTTACTATATGGACATATCATTCCTTTACCTAAATCATTTTGCATTGTTCCTGGTAATACTTGATAAATTTCACAAAATGATGTATAATTATATGGTTTGCATTGAATTTGAACATGTTTAAAATCAGTATATACATCACTATCGTCAATTATAATAATTTCGGGATTTTTAGGTTTAATTTTATCTAATAAAGGGTCAATTGATTTTGAATAAGTTTGTAATTTTTTATTTTTAAATTCTTTACATTCTTCTCTCGTAAATATAGGTCTGCTTAATTTAATATTATTTTCTTTTTCTATTAATTTAATTTGTAGATTAGCCCAATCTTTACTGGATGCAGTATAAACATAAAAATATACATCATTTTTATATAATTCACGCATTTTATTTATAAAATAAACAAAAAACGGTCGAACTAATTTTGATTTTTCATTATAATATGATGATAATATTTTATTTATATTAATTAATTGTCTATTACCATTATTCATTACTTTAGCAATATTATATAATTGTAATTGATAACTACAATCACCAATTATTGTACTATCCAAATCGATAATAAAAACATATTTTTTCATTATTTTATCTGTTTAATGTTTAGAATAAAAATGTTAAAAAATAAGAAATTAAATCAAAAAGATATTTGCGATAAATGGCTATTAAACAAAACTATCAATCCCGAAACATTGCGCAAAATTAAAGAAAATGGACCTGTTTATAATAAATTACTAAAAAAATGTTCCTTAAATCAAAAAGAAGAAAAAGCAAAAAAAGATATTTGCGATAAATGGCTTGCAAATAAAACTATCAATCCCGAAACATTGCGCAAAATTAAAGAAAATGGTGATGTATATAAGAAACTTGAAAAAATATGTTCCTTAAATCAAAAAAGTGATATAAAACAAAAAGCTGCTACTAAAATTCAAGATGCTTTTAAAAAATTGAAAGCTAAAAGTAAAGATAAAAAAGATTTAAAAAAAGAATTAGAATTTGATAGATTTTTGCGTTCAACTGCAATTAAATTATTAAATGAAAGATTAAATTTAGAAAAACAATCATTACAAAAATATTCATATAATCCTAAAAAAATTGATTTTATTAATTTAAAAATTCAAAAAACTATTAATGAAATACAAAAACAAACAAAACAAGCTAACTTTATAACAGAGAAATTACAAAAAATACAATTTGGTATTTTAACAGATAAATTAGAAAATCAAAAAGAAGTAAAAGCAAATTCAGATGAAAAGAAAATAGAAGCCATAAAGAAAATACATAAATTATTTATTCCATATGTTAAGAGAATATCTATAAATATTATTGACAGGATTAATTATTATATTATGATGAAAAAATACATGTTATCTATAAAAGAAACTAAAAATTGTGTTAGATTATATAATATTGATGAACAAACTAAGAAACCTATTTATAGAGTTGGAAATAGAATAATATTAGATAAACAGATTGGTTCAAATAGTGTATTTGGAATTGTATTTTTGTCACATTTTAAAACAAATATTAAATATGGAACTAAATTTGATAAATTAAATAAATTTGCAGTTAAAATAACAAATCAAACTAAAGAAAATAAAAATGAGGTTAAAGTTCTTGAAGATTTAACAAAACAAGTTATTGATTTTAAATGTCCGCATTTTCCTATTTCATATGGACATTTAAGATGTAATAATTCACGTGCAAAAAGTGATAATTTAGATGATTATTCAATTGTTAAAGATAAACATAAAAAGAAGAAATTATTCCCTGAATTGGTAAATAAAAATAAATCATTATTAATACAAATAAATGAATTAGCAGCAGGTGATTTAAACAATTATTTAAATTTAAATAAAAATAAAAATATATCAAATACAATTGTACAATTAATATTATCAATCCTATTTTTTAATGATTTTACAAAATCATATCATACTGACCTTCATGCAGGTAATTTCCTTTATCATATAGTTAAACCAGGTGGATATTTCCATTATAATATTTATGGTGAAGACTATTATTTGGAAAATCAAGGTTATTTATGGGTCATATGGGATTTTGGATTAATTAAACCTTTTACTGAAAATAATAAATATGGACCAACTAATTATAATTATTCAATAAATTTTGATTATGTTTATATATTAGATGCAATAGAATATTATGATGATATATTAACATCTGATGATAGCACCTTGAGAAAACAATTATCAAATATAATAAATAAATATAATAACATAAAAGATTATAAATTATTGAGAAATATTAATAAAGAACTCTTAAGCCATCTAATTGATAATGTTCCTTCATTTACATCTATAAAACCATCTAATATTATTAATAAAAAACCTTATACAATCGGAAATAAATCTCCAATAAAACCATCATATTTTAGTAGTATTGTTAATTATGTTAAAAAAGGGTTCTCCAATAAAAACCGATTATATAAATAGATAAATGCTTAAAAATAAAAACTTAAATGAAAATGAATTATGTAATAAATGGTTAGCAAATAAAACTATCAATCCGGAAACAACCCGCAAAATTAAAGAAAATGGACCAGTTTATAATAAATTATTAAAAAAATGTTCCTTAAATCAAAATAAAAACTTAAATGAAAAAGAATTATGTAATAAATGGTTAGCAAATAAAACTATCAATCCGACAACATTGCGTAAAATTAAAGAAAATGGCAGTGTATATAAGGAATTATCAAAAAAATGTTTAGTTAAACCTAAATCCGAAGTTAAACCTAAATCCGAAGTTAAACCTAAATCTGAAGTTAAACCTAAATCCGAAGTTAAATTAAATTCTGAACAAAGAAAAATAGAAGCCATAAAGAAAATACATAAATTATTTATTCCATATGTTAAGAGAACATCGGTAAATATTATTGATAGAATTAATTATTTTATTATTATGAAAAAATATTTATTATCAATAAAAGAAAAAAATAATTGTTTAAGATTATATAATATTGATGAAACAACTAAACTTCCAATTTATAGAATTGGTAAAAGAATTATATTAGATAAACAAATTGGAACTAAAAGTGCGTATGGAATTGTATATTTATCGCATTTTAAAAGTAATGTTAGATATGGAACTAAATTTGACAGATTAAATAAATTTGCCGTTAAAATAACAAATCAAAGTAAAAATAATTTTAATGAGGTTAAAGTTCTTGAAGATTTAACAAAACAAGTTATTGGATTAAAATGCCCTCATTTTCCTATTTCATTTGGGTCATTATTATGTAATTCTACCATAAAAAGTGATAATCCGGATGATTATTCAATTGTTAAAGATAAACATAATAAAAAGAAGTATTTCCCTGATTTAATAAATTCAAATAAATCATTAATTATTCAAATCAATGAATTAGCAGCAGGTGATTTACATAGTTTAATAATAGGACCATTAAAATTTGATTTTTATAATATAATGGTTCAAATTTTCATAGCAATTATGTTTTTTCATGATTGTACTAAATCTTATCACGGAGACCCGCATAGTGGTAATTTTCTTTATCATAAAATAAAACCAGGCGGATATTTCCATTATAATATTTATGGTAAAGATTATTATTTAGAAAATCAAGGTTATTTATGGGTAATATGGGATTTTGGATTAATTAATCCTTTTGAAAATAAAAATAAGTATGGTAAAAAACATTCGAAGGTAGCTATAAATTATGATTATAATTATATATTAAATGCATTAGGCTATTATAATTATAAATTAACATCAGATGCTTATTATATGAAAAAAGGATTATATGATAATGTTTTAACATATAATGCTATAACAGATTATAAAAAATTATATGACCTAAATAAAGAAATTTTAAATTATTTATTATTAAATGTTTCATCTTTCACAACAATAAAACCATCAAATATTATTAATAAAACCGCATATATAATTAGATAAAAATATAAAATGTCTTTAGTAAATCAAATTAATACATTTAATTTTAAAGAACGTATTAATTTTATTATCATAATGAAAAAATATATATCATCCATTAAAGAAACAAATAATTGTTTAAGAATATATAAAATTGATAAAAATACAAATAAACCAATTTATAAAATTGGAGATAAAATTATATTAGATAAACAAATTGGAATACCTAGTAAATATGGAATAGTTTATTTAGCACATTTAAAATTACATAAATATGCCATCAAAATTACAAATCAAACATTACAAAATAAAAATGAAATAATTATGTTAGAAAAATTAACTAAATTTGTAATTGATTTTAAATGTCCACATTTTCCTATTTCATATGGCTATTTAAAATGTAATAATTCACATTTAAATAATGATTATACAATGATTAAAGATAAACATAATATTAAAAGTTATTTTCCAGAATTAATTAATAATAATGATAATTTTTATATTCAAATAAATGAATTAGCCGATGGTAATCTATTAAATTTAATATTAAAAGGAAATATAGATTTGTTAAATAATATTACACAAATTTTAATCTCAATTATGTTTTTTCATAATTATACAAAATATTATCATATGGACATGCATGTCGGTAATTTTTTATATCATAAAATAAAACCTGGTGGTTATTTTCATTATAATATTTATGGTAAAGATTATTATTTAGAAAATATAGGTTATTTATGGGTAATATGGGATTTTGGTTTAATAATGCCTTTTAAAGATGGACCATATAATAAAATATCTATAAATAATGATTATTATTTATTATTTAACATATTATATAAATTTAATAATGTTGAAAATTTTTCAGGATTTACATTAACTGAAAATACAATATGCACTTCATTATTTAAAAATATAATAAAAAAATATAATAAAACATATGATACTAAATTTCTAAAAACAATCAATAAAGAAATTTTAGAATTCTTACTTAAAAATATGAGTTCTTTTAGAACAACCAAACCATCTAAAATAATAAATAAAAAACCATATATTATTAGATAAAAACAAATAATAATAATGCCAAATAAAAAAGTTTTAACAAAAGAATTATGTTATAAATGGTATGAAGATAAAAATATTAATCCTTTAAGTAATAGAAAAATTAATGAAACAGGAGCAATTTATAAAAGTTTAAAATCTAAATGTTCTAAACTTTTAAATAATCAAAATAATTATAATAAAAAATCATTAAATATAACTGATGAATTATGCAAAAAATGGATTAAAAATAAAAATATTAATCCTGAAACTAATAGAAAGATTTCAACCACAGGAAATATATATAAACAATACTATAAAAAATGTCGCGATAAGGATGATAAGGAAGATAAGGATGATGATGAAAAAGCGGTAAATAAAATTAAAAAAATATTTAAACCTTTTATAAATAGAGTATCAGCAAATATAATTGACCGTGTTAATTTTTTTATCATTATTAAAAAATATATAAATTCAATTCAAAAAAAAAATAAAAATATTTGTATGAGATTATATAATTTTGACAGTAAAACTAAAAAACCAATATATAGACTTGGAAATAAAATAATATTAGATAAACAGATTGGTTCAAAAAGTGCTTATGGTATTGTTTATTTAGCTCATTATAAATATGATATTAATTATGATAATAAATATGTTAAATTAAATAAATTTGCAATTAAGGTAATAAATTATTCAGAAAATAATAAAATAGAATTTAAAGTTTTAAAAGAAGCTACAAAACAAGTTTTATTATTTCATTGTCCTCATTTTCCAATAACTTATGGTTTATTAACATGTGATAATAAAAATATTAAAAGTAATTATAGTAATCCAATTAATATAAAATTAAATAAATCAGTTATTAACAATAAAGATAATTATCCTGAATTAGTTAATAATAATATATCATTATATTATCAAATTAATGAATTAGCATCAGGTGATTTTATGAATTATAGAATTACATATCGCAGTAATAATATTTATTTATCAAATGCTATTTCGCAAATTTATTTATCATTAATGTTTTTTCATAAATATATGAATGCATATCATAATGACGCACATGCGGGTAATTTTCTTTTTCATAAAATAAAACCAGGAGGATATTTTCATTATAATATTTACGGTAAAGATTATTATTTGGAAAATATAGGTTATTTATGGGTAATATGGGATTTTGGATTAATTCAACCATTTAATAACAGTAAATCAATAAATAATAATAAATTTGGAAAATATAAAAAGAAAGTTAAAATTACTTATGATTATATTAAACCAATTTCAAGAATTATTGATAATAATGATTTATTTAATACAGATTTTACTGATATAATAAGTAAAATTAAAGTAATGTTAGATAAATATTCAAATAATACAGATATTTCATTATTATCAAATATTAATAATAATATTTTAAATATTTTAATTAAATATGTATCTACATTTACAAATATTAAACCTTCTAATATTATAAATAAAAAACCATATATTATATAGAATAAATATGAATGATACTAAATGTAAACCTCCTGCATGTGAATATTCTATTGCAAAAGAAAAATGCGTAAAACCAAATCCATATTTTCAATATAAATCAAAATGTTCAAGAGATAAAGTACCATTTTCATTATGCGTTAATTTATATAATGCTAATAAAAAACAAGCTTCCGAAAAAGCATGTGATTATTATAAAGAATATTTACTTCATAATAAAGAAAAATTAAAAAAAATAATTAAAGATGGTCCTAAAAAAGTAGGAAGACCTAAAAAAGAACCTAAAGAACCTAAAGCACCTAAAGAACCTAAAGAACCTAAAATTAAAACTCAAAAAACAGTAAAAGAACCTAAAGAACCTAAAGAACCTAAAATTAAAACTCAAAAAACAGTAAAAGAACCTAAAATTAAAACTCAAAAAACAGTAAAAGAACCTAAAGAACCTAAAGCACCTAAAACTCAAAGAAAAAAAGATATAATTAATTTTTTAAAAATTAAAAGTATATCACCTAAGAAAATAAAACAAGAAATAGTTCCTAAGAAAATAAAACAAGAAATAGTTCCTAAGAAAATAAAACAAGAAATAGTTCCTAAGAAAATAAAACAAGAAATAGTTTTTAAAAAAATATTATCTCCTAAAATAAGTTCAAGTTCATCACCATTATTTAAATCATTTGTTTCTTCTTCTTCAATAAAAGCACCTGAAAATATATTAAGAAAATCAAGCAGTTCTTTTAATATTACTGATAAATCATCTGTAAAAACAACATCATCTATGTTAACACCATCAAATCCTAAATCATTATCAAAATCAAAATCTCCATCATCAAAAACCACATCATCAAATTCAACATTATTTAAATCATTCAAAACAAAATCATCACAATCACCATCATTTAAATCATTTAAAACGATAAGAACAAAAACACCAAGTGATATTTTAAAAGATATTAAAAATATTCAAGAAGAAAATAAGGAAATTGAAGAAAAAATTAAAAAATTACTTAAAGAAACTAAAAGATTACATCCGGATAGAGAAGAATTTGAGGAAATAAATGCAAAAAAAATTGGTAAATATTTAGCACCTTTAATTGATAGAATATCTACAATTGAAAATCGCATTAAATTTTATCGTATTTTACATAAATATATTGAAACAAGAAATAAATATAAAAATAATTGCATAAGATTATATAAATATGATAAATCAGGAAAACCAATATATAGAATTGGTAATCGTGTTATATTAGAAAAAAAAATTGGTACTGATAGTGTATATGGTGCAATATATTTATCACATTATAGATTACATAATAAAAAATTTGGTAAATTATTAAAATTTGCTACAAAAATAAGTGATGGCTCATATCCTATTAATGTAAATGAATATACAGTATTAAAAGATTTAACAGCTTGTGTTATAAGAAATGAATGTCCTCATTTTCCTATTTCATATGGAAAATTAACATGTTCAAATCAATATGATAGCAAAATACAAAGTGTATATTCAAGTGATATAAATCCATCATATAAAAAACAATCTGAAAAATCATTAGAATTATTATTGGATAATTTACCGGAAAATGCTAATAAATCAAATATAATTATAACATTAAATGAACTAGCTGAAAATGATATTCATAATTTTATTAAATTATATTATAGTGATGATATAATTATTTGGAATACCTTAATTCAAATAATGTTATCAATTATGTTTTTTTATAAATATATTAATGCTTTTCATTGTGATGCGCATAGTGGTAATTTTCTTTATCATAAAATAAAACCAGGTGGTTATTTTCATTATAATTTATATGGCAAAGATTTTTATCTTGAAAATATTGGATTTTTAATAGTTATATGGGATTTTGGTTTAATAAATCCATTTCAAAATAGCAAAAGAATTAATAATAATAAATATGGTACTTATGACAATCGTAGAAAAAATTTAACAATTACACAAGATTATGCTAAAATTATTAAAGATGGTTTCCGATATAAAAAACATGGTGGTGGTGTAAATAATAATAATTTATTTTCAACTAATATTTATACTTTTATAGATTATATTATTGAAAAATTAAATAAACCTCAGTATTTTAATAATACTGATACAAATGATTTAGAAACATTAAATAAAGAAATAATTACAATATTAAAAAATTATCCGGATGATGATAATACGTTTAAAAATAAATTAACTGCGGATGATGTAATATTAAATCCACATAATCCTTACTATTTATAAAATTATTTTTATTTACATATATTTTTAAAATAAAAAATGATAATAATCATATATAATATTTATTATAAAGTTTAAGAGAAAACAATGGCAACTATTACATGCAATTTAAATTGTATTTGTGTTAATTCTGATTGTTTATATAATCATTATATTACATATAAAGATAGAAAAATTGTTAAAAAATTTTATGATGATATTTCAAATAAAAGTAAAGATGAACCAAATGCAGAAAAACGTAAAAAAAATTGTATATTTGGACAATTATGTGATAAAGAAATATGCGGATTTAGACATCGTTTATCATTTGCTAATCGAGAAAAATTAATTGTATCATATAAATTTAATAAAATTTGTCCTGCAACTGAAATTACATCAGATGTTAAATCTTCACAAAAAAATAAAAGTGTTAATAAAAATAATGATTTTTCTGAAAATTTATATTTAACTTTAGATGATTTTAAAGAAGAAATTAAAGAAGAAATTAAAGAAGAAATTAAAGAAGAAATTAAAGAAGAAATTAAAGAAGAAAAAACTAAATCATGGGTTGATATTGTTTCTAAGCCTAAAATTAATCTTGAAATTTCATCAAAATGGGAAGATTTAGCAGATGAAGATTTTTATATGAAATTCTAAAAAAATTTATTTTTTTTTGTTCTTTATTTATTATAAAGATGAATTCTAAAGTTAGAAATATTGATATAATTAAAAATACAATATTTATTTCAATTGCAAGTTATAGAGATGACGAATGTCAAAAAACAATTAATTCATTATTTGAAAATGCAAAATATAAAAATAATTGTTTTGTAGGTATTTGCCAACAAAATAATTTTGATACTGATGATGATTGTTTAATTAATTGTAAATGGAAATCTAATATAAATATAATAAGAATACCATATTTTGAAGCTAAAGGTCCGACATATGCTAGATATTTATGTTCAGGCTTATGGAATGGTGAAGAATATTATTTACAAATTGATAGTCATAGCACATTTGTAAAAGATTGGGATGAAAAATTAATAAATATGATTAATGAAATAAAAGATAGAAATTTATCATTAAAACCTGTATTAAGTCATTATCCAATTGATATTATCAAAAAAGATATTACTGATTCCGGAATACCACATATTTTTAGTGCCGAATATAATAAAGTAGGAATATTAATATTAAGCACTGCAATATATACAAATAATAATAATGATTTTTTGAAATCTTATTTTATGAGTGCAGGAATGTTTTTTTGTGAATCAAAATTTTTAAATGAAATTCCATTTGACCCTACTTTAGATGATTTGTTTCAAGGAGAAGAAATATTAACATCAGTTAAATTTTATACAAATGGATGGGATGTATTCACGCCAAAAGAAAATCTTATATATCATGAATATGGAAGAGAAAATAAACCTAAATATCACACTGATAATAAAAAAACATTTAGTCCTGATAAAGCAATATTAAAAGTTAAACGGTTATTATCATTAGATAATATAAACGACGAGGATGAACATTATGGGTTAGGAAAAATAAGAACATTAAAAAGTTTTTATGATAATGCTACAATTATATCTAATAATGAAAATAATAATAATAATAAAAATGAAAATTTAATAATTATATCAATTATTACAATGTTATTATTAGCAATTATAATTATAATTATTTTAAATATAATAAAATAATTATATTTGTTTATTGAATATAGTAAAATAATTAAAAAATGATTTTCTTATTATTTTTATACTTTTCAAGGCATAATGGAAGGTTGCTTATATAGGAGATATGATGATAAGTTATATTTGATAAGTCGTACTGCTACATATAATTATGTAGTAGTAGAATTTGAGACATTCAATAGTTGTTTTATTATGAATAAAGATTTCAATGACAATTTTGAATTAGTTGAATATAATAGTTCAAATATAAAACTTATTTTAGATGATTTTGAAGAATTTAAAGATTTGATTGATTATAGCAATTTGAATGATTTCAACACGATTATATATAATGATAAAAATTATATAATTAAGACTTGGAAGGACTTATTCAATTTCGTTGCTGGTCGCATTTAAATTTCCTATTCTCTTATAAATATGCCATTATCAATTTTTGGCATTTATGCAAAAGTTCCATTAAATATTTTTCAATGTTATAATAAAAAATTATTAGAAAATGAAAATATATATCAAAATATAAAAACGATTAAAGATTATAATCCTGAATTTAATTATTTTTCTTTTGATGAAAATAATGATTGTAATAAATTTATTTTTGATAATTATCCTGATTATGTGTATAAAGCCTATAATAATTTAATACCAATAGAATATAAAAATGATTTGTGGAAATATTGCATTTTATATAAATATGGTGGTATATATATTGATGTAAAATTTTATTGTAAATTTAAATTAATAAATTTTATTGATAATAATTATTTTACTGGTGAATATGATTATTATTATAATAAATTATTAATAAATACCGGATTTATAATTACTAAAGCAAATAATCCAATATTTTTAAGAGCTATTAATAATATTATCAACAATATCAATAATAATTATTATGGAATATCAGATAATTTTCCAACCGGTTCAGGATTATTAGGTTTAATATTTATTAATAAGCGCCTTAAATCAAATTTAATATATGATGGAAATATGATAAAATATAAAAATAAAATAATAATGCAAACAAATAATAAAATAGAAAAAAAAGATTATTATAAATTATTATGGTTATCTAAAAACATTTATAAATGCCAAAAAACTTTGACATATATATCTCCACAAGCTCGAATTTAATCCTTCATCTCCAACTCGTTCTTCTCAATGTACTCCGTGAAATTGAAATTACACGGGAACGACTTGGGATTTCTCCGTCCATGATAACATTCACGATATGAAGTCGCAATATTATCATGGAGTTTGTAGGCTTTGAAGTCATCCGACCAGCAAGTCATCACAAAGATAAGTTCCTTGATAACTTTGTTCACATACACTACGAATAAATTCTTTGATGGATAGAACCTAATCGTTTTATGTCGAGAACCTTTACGAGTATATGGCTCAAGGAGTTCTTTCGTTTCAGGATTATATTCAGCCTCAAATAAATCACCTCCGTAAATGTAGGTATGATCATCGGGTTCGAGATAAAATAAACGCATCATTGTATTTGACCGTAATATTTTACTATTAAATATCCTTCAATTTTATAAACATTTACTATTATTTTAATACAAATGTATATGTTTATTTAAATAAGTAAATAATTATAAAATTGATATTATTATTTTTATAAAACAATCATCAAATTTTCAATGAAAGCCATTATTTTGATTGTTGCATTATTGAGTGTTGTTAGTATGACTGAATGTCGCAACCTTAGGGCATTCTCTCGTAATTATATGAAAAATGCAAATAAGGCAATTGTAAATAGTTGCAACTCTGAGGCACATAAACAAATTCAGGATGATGAGATTTACAATTGTTTTAAGAATAAGACGACTGATTGCACAAATCTTGCTAATTTTAGCGAGTTTAACGCAATTCGGACTGATTGTATTAAATCAAAAAGAAGTGATGTTGGATTTGGTATCATCATTGCGATTATGATGTGGGTTATTCTTGGAATTTTCTCAAATCGCTAAATAAAAGCAAATGATATATATGATAAAAATAGTAAAATATTTTTGTCATTATGATGAAGTAGTTAATTTAAAAAAATCAGAAACAATTTTATCATTTATTTTATCCGATTTTATAGATGATTTTAATGTTTTTGCTATAAGTTCTAAATTAGATAATTCATTATCATCGTCATTATCTTGATTATCTTCAATAAAAATTTCATAATAATTATTATGAAATGAAAATTTTATAATTTGAGGATTAATATTTAATGATTTATTTATAATATTAATTTTTATTTTATCATTATTATAACTTTCAACAGACATACATTTAGAATTTGAAATATTATTATAACTTTCTTGAATACAACTTTTATTATATTGATTTAATATAAATCCATGTTTTCCCGTCTTTATTTCTTTAATAAATTGATTTAAGGAACTACTTTTATAATAAATTTTTGATATTTGTTTTGGATTATCAAAAGTTATTTTAGTTGTTAATGGTTTTCCGTTATAGGTAAAATAATTATTAGTATCAGGAATATGCTCTGACATAATATCAATTAATTTTTGTAATTTTATTTTATTACTTGAAGTCATAATACTAATTCTAATATATAAATAATAAAATAATCAATATTATTTTATATAAAGACTTATTTTAATACTTTTAAATATATAATGAATTTTGCTCTTGCACATGATGGAGGATTTTTTTCATGTTGCTCTCTAAGATTATATTATTTAATTTTAATTTTTAATAAATACAAACAATTACCAAATATTTATGATACAACAGAATTTTATACATGGTATAAAAAAAATACAAAAGATGATATCACTTTTAACTATTTCAAACATTATAATGATAATAATATTGATATTAAACATGTTCATGATATTAATTATCATGAATGTTTTCAATATAAAAATTATAAAACTTTAGATTTAGTTTCCTTAAATCAATTTATATGTAAATATTTTACGCCGAATGATGAAATATTAAAAATACAATCAGAAATAGAAAATAAATATTCAATTGACCATGATAATATTTGTGTATTATTTTATAGAGGAAATGATAAAATAACCGAGATTGCATTACCATCATTTGATGATTATATTTCACATGCAAATGAAATATTAAAAAAAGAACCAAATATTAAATTTCTTATTCAATCAGACGAAACAGATTTTTTAGATAGAATGAAAAATGAATTTCCAAATAATATAATTTTTTATGATGAAATAAGACATATGTCAAAACAATTATCAACAGTTGATATAGTTTATAAAGAACTAAATTATGATTATTCATTAAAATATCTAGCAATAACATTAATAATGAGTAAATGTAAATATATTATATGTAATGCAGGTAATTGTTCAATTTGGATGGTATTTTTTAGAAATAATACAAATAATGTAACTCAATTTTCTATTATTGAGAGATTATAAAGAATTAAATTTAAATATTATTTTTATTATTACATGATGTTATATTTTTTATATATTCTAATAAAAAATAAAATGTGTAATGTTGAATATCTGTTTTATTTTTGATATTACATTGACAATCATTATCTTTATCAATTTTACAATTATTATTTATATTTTTAATAGAATTATATTCAGTATCAGTAAAATATTTATGTTTGTTTATAATTTCAATAATAAAATCATTCAATAATATTAATGTATCATCATTATTTTTATAACTCATTATTATAAATAAATTATTATATTAAATATAATAATTTATTTAATTTCAAATCCTGAATTTGTTATAATAGTTAAGTCAAGTTCCCATTTAGTCTTATTTCGTTCTTTCCAAATTTTATATGATTCATTAATATGATTTTGTAATTCTTCATCACTAAAGTTATTTATTTTTTTAATATGAATATTGATTTTATCAATATTTTTAGTTCTTTTTGAATGTCCATAATGTGTTGCAGCATGACATAATTTACATAATGCAATAATTCTTATTAATTTTTGTGTTTTAGTTTCTTCATTAAATTCCCATCTTTCATGAGCATCTAAATATTTAAATCTCTTTTTCCCACAACATTCACATTTATGATTAACTCTCTCATAAATATGATGTCTTATCAAATTCCAATCACAATCATTAAATAATGAACGCACATTTTTAAAATAGGATGTTTTTGGAATCATATCAATATATAATTTATTTTCTCCAAATGTTCTATCTTCCCCAATTATTTCAATATCTTTATAAATATTATATAAAGAACATAATTCATTATCTTCCTCACAATACCATTTCTTTAATTTTGCATCCCATAATGCTCCATAATTTTTAACTATTTTACGGTCCTTATATGGAATATTTAAATAAACAATCATATCAATTATGTTTTTTAATTAATGTTAATATAATTTTATATAAAAAATGATAATAATATTTATTAAAATCTAAATTATAATGTTATATTACGATGAATTAAATAATTTCCTATTTTTATTAGAAAATGAAATATTAAGTAATAATGGTATCATCTATGATAAATATGTTTGTGATAGATTATTGGCAAATTTCTTTAAAAAAGCATTCATGAATAAAAAACTTTCCTTAAATAGGTTTTATGATATATCATATGATAATGAAACGATTGACCGATTTATTAAAAATCCTATAATAAAAATAGCATTTATAAATGGTGCTGACTATATAAGATTTTATACATTTATCACAAATAATATTAATAACATTAATACTTTAAAAATTACATTAGAAATAACTATTTCTAATGATGAACCGCCATTTAAAAATAATAATTATATTTGCTATGGTTTATTATTATCAAAAGATGATAGAAATGATAAAAAAATAAAATATTATTATTCTAAAAATACGGGAACACCTTATGATAATATTGATAATTCTATAATTACACAAAAAATAATTACAGATGTCAAAAATAAAACAACACAATATATTAGGGGATTTCATACTAATTATGAAATATTTCATGATATTTATAAAATGATAGGATTTGGTTGGAATATTAATAATTTACCTTATATAATTACAACAAATACCGGCTTACATGATTGTTGTCCAATATGTTTAGATAAATTTACTAATTCAAAAAAAGAAATAATAAATTTATTTGAAAATATTCATAGATTACATTCAAATAATTATTATATTCATCATTTATGTTTAGTTAAATTCTTTGCAACACAAAAAAAGACATTATATTTCAAATGCCCATATCGCTATAAAATAGATTTTAATATATGTAAATATCTTATTGATTATAATAATTGATATTTATCTTGATATTATTTTGTAATTACACATACACGGATTAAATAAACTTTTAATATATTCTACAACTTCAATACTATTATCAAATGTATTACATGTATATAAATCCATTGCTATTTTTTTTTCTTCAACAAATGTATGAATTGATAAATGTGATTCACTTAAAACATAAACACCTGTTACACCAAATGGTTCAAATTGATGAATTACTTTACCAACAACATTTAAATTAAATTTTTCAACAATTTTATCAAGAATAATAATAATAGTATCATTAAATTTTAAAGGTTCGTTATCAAATATTTGATAAATATCAATAATAATATGAGTTCCTTTAATAATTAATGGATGTGAAGAATTAGACATTATTTATTCATATATATAAATATTATCATTTTTATATTTATATAAAAATTGATATTTATTATAAAATTTAATTATATAAAATAAAGAATGATTATAGGAGCTCACATAACAAAAGAAAAAACCATTATTAAAACCATGGAACAAGTTAAAATGAATGGTGGAAATGCATTACAAATATTCACAACTAATCCAAGAAGTTTAAATATAACTTCAAATGATAAATATTTACAAGAATCACATTTAATAAAAAAATATTGCAAAATTAATAATTTTTTCTTAATTGTTCATTCGCCTTATGCTTTTAATATTGCAAAACCTTTTATAAGTGGTAAAAAACAATTAGAAATTACAGATACAATTGTTTTTAATGATTTAATTACTGCAAATATTATTGGTGCTCGTGGTTATGTAATTCATGTTGGAAAATCAACAACCGGAACAATTAAAGAAGCATTAATGATGATGAAAAATAATATTAAAAATATTATAAATGAAATGATTATTCATAATATAAAAACAAAATTATTATTGGAAACACCTGCAGGACAAGGAACTGAATTATTAAAAGATTTTAATGATTTTATGGATTTCTATTATTCATTTACTGAAGAAGAACGAAATTTATTTAAAATATGTATTGATACATGTCATATTTGGAATGCAGGATATGATTTAAAAGAAATTTTACCAATGATACCAAATAAAGATGATATATTATGTATTCATTTAAATAATAGTAAAAATATTAAAGGTGCAAATGTAGATAGACATGAATATTTATTTGAGGGTAAAATACATCCATCATTATTAAAAGAATTTGTTTATAATTTTGAGAATTCAATTATTATTATTGAAAAACCATCAGATGAATATGAAAAAGAAATTAAATATATTTCTAATATTTAATTTAATATCTAGTTAATATTTTTTGTCTTGTATTCATATTAAATAATGCTCTTACATTATCATCATTATATTTAAGAATATTATCATTATTATTAAAACTCGAAGTCCATTCTAAATCATCGGGTTCTGTTGATTTAAATATACAAGATTTATTAGTTAAATAAATTGATTTTAAAAATTTAATATTATTTTTAGAATTTGAATCATCAATATCTATTTTATCACTACAATTAAAATGTTTATTAACAAATAAATCATTTTCATATTTATATTTATTATTTAATTTTGTTATATGGTCACAAGATATATTATAAGATTGTTTAGCCAAATCCAAATCCATAATTATTTTATTTATATATATATAGAAAATTAATGAGTACTCAACCGAAAGTTATAACTAAAGTTGATGATAAAAGTTTAAATGTTCTTATAAATGATATATCATCTCATGGATGTATAATATTATATCATTGGGATAATTGCGGATATTGTCGTAATTTTATGCCAATATGGGATATATTAAAAGATAAATATGGGCATGTAAAACAATTTTATGAAATAGAATTAACAACTATTAGACAAGCTCCTGAATTTTTCAAATCAATAAAGAGTTATCCAACAATAGTTGCATATGTTGGAAATGGTAGTGAAAAAGTTAAATTTGAAGATACACGAAATATGGAAAACTTATCCAGTTTTATTGAAACATATGTTCCTAATTATGATAAACCTAAACCTAAATCAGAACCTAAACCTAAATCAGAACCTAAATCTAAACCTAAACCTAAACCTAAATCAGAACCTAAACCTAAACCTAAATCTAAACCTAAACCTAAACCTAAATCAGAACCTAAACCTAAACCTAAATCTAAACCTAAATCTAAACCTAAACCTAAAACAAAGAAAAAATAGATTTAAAGATTTTTTTAATATTTGTCATATAATGGATAATATAGATTTGATTGAAGATATTATTAAAACAAGTTCTGAACCAACTACGGAAGAAATGGATACATTTAAAAATTTGGTTGCTGATTGGTTTAAATATGATGATGCGATACGAAAATTAAAAATTGCAATTCGAGAGAGAAAGACATTACAACAAGCATTAAATAATAAAATTGAAGAATTTATGTTTAAATATAATTATAATGATTTAAATACACAAAATGGAAGATTAAAAACGAATGTAAAGAATGTTTATAAACCAATTAATATTAAGGAAGTAAGAGATATTATAAATAATAATAAACATTTAACAGGTGAAGAATTATTGGCAAAAATTTTTAATAAGGAAGAACGAGAGATGATAGTTAAAAAATCAATTAAAAGAATAATTCCAAAGGTTTCAATGAGTTTAGATATTTAAGATGATGTAGAAGTACACATATATTCATATTCATAATTAGTAGAATAATAAGTGCATCTTATATTATATTTATTAATAAATTTGGTGCATTTCTCACATGGTTTTGATAATTTTAAACAATTATTAAATCTTGCCGGTGCAATTCTAACAACATAAACATCGCAATTTTCAAGAATTGTTTTATTTTTAAAAACTTGACTAATTGCTGCAACTTCTGCATGAATACTATTATTATCATTCAAATAATGAGTCATATAATTAAAACCATATGCAATTATTTTATTTTTATATACAACAACAGCACCATGTTTTTGTTGCATTGTTGAATATTTTGCAATTTCGGCAGCCTTATCTAAAAATATTTGTTGTTTCTTATTAATATCTTTATTATTAAAAATTTCATCTTGACTTTCGGCTTGCCTCCGCTTAGTATAAATCATTCGTTAAATATTAATAAATTACTTGTCATTATTAATTCATAATCATTTTTTTATATCACTTAATTATCTTTACATAAAAAAAAATGATATAAAGATTATTTATTAATCTCCTTAAATTATTTTTACATGGATATTATAAGACCAATTGAAATAGATATTTATAATATTAGAAATGAAAGACAAAAAATAAATAATGAATTAGCTATGAAAAGAATTCAAGAAAGAATTTTAAATAAAGATATAAATAATGAAGAATACAAAAGAATATTATTAGAATTATCAAAATTTAATAAAACTGAAAATGATTTATTAGATGAATGTAATGATAATATAATTTCATTAATAATATTAGCAGGAAGAATTTCAATTAATGCATCAAGACAAAGTTCAAAAGATGAATTATTGCAAATAGATACATGTAATATTACATGTAATAAATTTGGAATTTCAATGGATAAATTATCAGTAAATGCATATAGACCAACTAAAAATGGTTTAATTTTAAATAATATTGATATAAAGAAAAATAAAATATCCTTAAATGATTGTTTAAAATCTTTTGATGCAAAATTAAATGGAAAAATAAATGGTTGGGTATTTGCTAAAATAGTTATAGGTAATGGCGGACATCAAGATAATGTATTTGAGGAAGCTTATAATTTATGTGAATGGATTATTAAATATAGTTTAATTTCTGATTTATATATAATATTAATTGATACTGATTTGACTACTAAATTTAATGATTTGAAAAAAAAATTTAGCAATAATGAAAATTTAATTATTGGTAATCATATAGAAATTCAACAATATTTTATCGATAAATATAATCATGATTAGTATCTAATAAATAATTGCAGATTTCATATACTAATGTGAATGAAATTCTTTTTCTTGCAATATCTTTACTTTCTCTATAATTAGATAGAAATAATGAATTGCAATTATCTCTTTTTTCATTCAAGAAATTATTAAATATTTCTACCATTTTCTCTTGTTGTATAATTGTTATTTTTGGTTTTATTACTAATACAGCATAAGACCTTGCAGATAATTTAGGTGTATTATCAATATATTTATCTCTGATAATATCATCTACTATTTTTAATCCTATTTTATTATTTATGTTATCATCAATGCATTTTACTAAAATATTTGTAAAATTATCTTTATTATCATATAATCTTGTTGCTCTATCAATCTTATATAATGAATTTTGTTTTAGATTATATATTTCACCACCAATTGTATAATTATTATATTTATCCAATTTAATATTAAATTCTTTATTCGATGGATATATAAATACTTTCATTTCCTTGTCTTCTTTAAGTTCCTTAAGTTCAAATTGAAAACTACATATTGTATATGATGTATCTTCAAATACTTGTTCTTCAAATATATTCATATGTAAAATATTATATTTTGATATAAATTTCTTTCTCAAATCAATATCATTTTTACGTATCGAACATATAAAATTTAATGGAACAATCAAAATTCCACCTAAACATTTATTTATAATTAAAATTTCAATAAAACATTTATATAAATCATTCGTATCATATTTATCAAATAATTCTTTATTATCTGATTTATTTCTTGCCAAATATGGCGGATTTGTTATTATAAATGAATTAGTAATATTAGGAGGTTGTAAAAGTGTATCTTGTTTAATTATAAAATCTTTCTTAGGTTCAATATCATAACATTCAATGTGATAATACTCTTTATCTTTGATAAAATTTAATAAATCACCATTTCCCGCAAAAGGTTCAATTATTTTTGTAATATTTTGAGGTATATATAAATTCTGTAAAATATAATCATAATTAGTTGTATAAAATTGTCCTAATTTTTGTTTAGTTGTTATTATTGACATATATTACTTCAATAATAACAAAAAAATAATCATTTTTTATGAGAAATATTGAATTAATAAATTCTTATATTTCTTTTTATAATATAAATCTATAAACATATTTCTCGTTTTCTGTTTCTGAAATATAAAATTATTATGAAATATTTCTTCTTTTGTTGGTGGATAATCTAAACACCATTCAATTAAATTTTTATAATCAATAACTTTTTTATAATCATATTTATATTCATAACACATATGCATTATTGACCTTGCTATAATACCCTTACTGGCATCTTCTGGAATAAATAATTTATCTTTTGTATTTACGAAATTATCAGTGTCATATAATCTTACAAAAGTATTATTATATTTTTCAACATATTTATAATTTGACCTCATATTATTAATATAAGCATCGCATTTGAAAATATTATGCGCGTCATTATAATGTTTCTTATACATATAACATTTAGGATATACATGTTCAAGCGATAATTTAGAATTTTTAACTGTTGAATATATAGTAGGCGTAGTATTACCAATTATAAATAAACTTTTTAATGTAAAAGCTAAATTCACCATTATAAATATAATGATATTATTTTTTATCATTTTTTAATAATAGATTATAATATTAAAATAAAATGATTTATATCTTCGTTTTTATAATAATATTAATATATTTGTTCTTGCTTGTTAATTCAATAATTTGGCTAAAAGATAAAAATATAACTAATATAAATGATTTAATAGTAAAATATATTATTTATATTGATTTCTGTATATATACCTTATTATTATTAATATTAGTATATATATATATTAATAATTATTCAATTAAAATATTTTAATTAAATAGATTAATGCCTACTTCCTATAAATCCAGATATAGTTCAAGTTCACGTTTAAGTTCAAAATCATATCCTGAAGAATCATCATCAAGTTCAGGATTTTGGGTATTAGTAATATTATTAATAATACTTATAATTGGGGCTATAGTTTCAGGAACTTATTATAAGAAATATGAAAATTTTACTAATGCAAGTAAGAATTATACATTACAATATTATTGTATGACAAATTGCGGTTATTGTCGAGATTTTGAAACTAAAGTATGGTCAGGTTATTCTGATAAAGTAAATAATAATCCTGATAAATATTATTTTGACACAATAAAATATGATATTATGGACAATGGCACAGGTAAAGATTTAGGAGTTAAATATAATATCACAAGCACACCTACTATTTTATTATATAATAAAAATACTAAAATGGTATCTAATTATAGTGGTGATAGAACTGAAGCTGATTTAACTAAATTTGCAAATGATGTAATTAAAAGTGAAAATCCAAATTGGGAATTTACAACTTAAATATAAATAATATTATATATAAATATGACTTCAAAATTATCATTATATGATTTATATGAAATTAAGAAAAAGAAAGATGCCAAATTAAACGATGCATTTAATATTATTTTAAATTCATGTCATAAAAAAATTAAAACTATCGCTGAAATAGGCGGTCAATCATTATATTATACTATACCTCCAATAATTATCGGATATCCATTATATAATTATTCAACATGTATGAATTATATCATATCAGAATTAAAAAAAAGTGGCTTATATGTTGCTATATTACCTGAACCAAATAATAATAATATTTATATTTCTTGGAAACTTGAAGATGTATCCGAACAATCATTTAAGAAAAAACTTCTTCTTCATTAATTTCAAATTTACTCATATAATTACTAATATCTGTAAATCCTTGTAATATTAAATTTTCAATATCATCATCATGAATATTGAAAGCAATATTATCATCAGTTATATTAAAATTATAAAATGATTTAAAGGGGCTATTACTAATAATTAGTGGATTTTTTATTGTAGATAATTTTGATATATAACTAGCATGTAAAGAATTTGAATATATGGTTGAAAATACTTGTTTAAAATAAGTCAAAAAATTTAATTCATTATTTTTATCAATTATATCAGTTATATCATAATCTTCTTTAACATAAATAGCAATATTTAATATATCATCTTGATTAATATTATTAAATATTTCAAATGGTAAATTATTTGTTAAACATCCATCTACATAATAACAATCATCTATTCTAATTGGCTGTGATATACATGGAATACACATTGACGCAGCAACTGCATCTAAAACTGATACATTAGGAGTATCATTAACATTAAAAATAAAATTATTACCTGTATTTATTTTTGTTACACTTACATAAACATTAACACCTGTAAGTTTAGATAATTCTATAAAAGAAATATCATCTTTATCATATTTCTTTTTTAAATATTCTTTAATTCCTGATAAATATAATTTACAATCATTACAACCTAAATTTGTAAATATATTTAAAAATTTATCAGATGATATTGTAATAATATCAGGATGTTTAATTAATTTTTTTATCATTTCTTCAAGTTCATCAATTGGAATTTTTAAAGCAAATGCTAAACAAAAAAAAGACCCCATCGATGTTCCAGCAGCATTTTTGATATGTTCCTCCATTTTATTAAAATATATATATCTTAAAACACCTAATAAACAGAATGACCGTAAAGCACTTCCCGAACATACTAAATGTGTAAAATATTTCATTCTACTTATTAAAAACTTGTCATTGCTTATATATTTTTATTAGCTACTATAATTGCTAATTTTGTAATTTGGTCGCATAATAATATTATTACTATACCTATGAATATAAATAAAAATAAATTATATAAATTAATATCTACTTTTATATTATTTACATTATTTATAAAATTTGTAAATTGTTCCACATCATTTATTTTTATTCCTTGCTTTTCAGATGATGCCGTTTTAAAATTATTTCTTAAATTTTTTAAATAATCCTCTAAAAATGGTGTTGTTCTATATTCTGGTGTCTCATCTCTATTATTCGTATTTATATCATTTATACTCAAATATGCATCATATTCATCGTAATCATATGGCTTTATTGCATATTTATCAGGGTCATTCTTATGTTCCAAATTTGGATTTAAGGAAATATCAACGGCTTTCTTAAATGCATTTTGCGTATTACTATCAATTGGCAAGGTATATGTTGGTGGTTGTAATGGCGAACAATCTTTTTTAACCATACTTGCATAACTTGCATAACTATCATTATTATTAGTATTATTGGTATTATTGGTAGTAGCAGTTGTATTATTGGTATTATTGGTATTATTGGTAGCAAATGTTTCACATGATGGCATATCAATACCTTCTTTTTTATAATAACAATCAGATGTATTTGCATAATCATTTATAAATTTATCACATTGCTTTTTTTTATTTGATGCACGTTTATTATTACTTTGTTGAGGTAAATTATAATTAGGAAATGCTTCTTCTAATGTTGAATATTGCATTTTTCTAATATTATTATGGAAAAGAAAAATAATATTTTAAATTAAAATAATAGATTAAATGATAAATTATATAGATATTTTTATAAGATATTTCATCATAGGTATATTATCAGCATATTTATTAATTTATGGATTACGCCCTTCAGTTCCTTATCCTGAAGAATTATTAGAATTATATGAACATTATTGGATATTACTAATAATTATTTTTATTAATATTTATGTTTTAATGTGGGATTTAAGAATAGGCATATTAATGGCATTATCAATAATAGCATTAATATTTGATATGATTATATTTACTAAATAATGATATAAAAGATTTCAATATAATTAAATTAATGATGTCTGATAATAATAGCAGTAAAGAATTATTATTAACTTCTTTAAATTTATTTTATAATAATCATGATATTTATAAATCAACATTAAAAACAATAATTGACGGCAAACATGAATTATCATTGCGAATGATAGATTGGTTGGTAACGAGATATGCAAAAACACATAATATTATTTATTGGATAAATGAAAAAACAGATAATGTTTATTATCATTTACCAGATAATTATAATAATGAAAAATATAAAAAAATTACATTATATCTAGATTATAGAGCACAACTAAAATCATTTAAAAAATTTAATTTTGATGCTTTTCGAAGACATGACCGAATATCTTTTAAAATTAATAATAATGATGACGAAGATAAATATATTGAAACAACAATTGGACAATTAAACTTTTTTAAATGGGCATTTAATACAAAAATAATAACTTATGCTATTGAAAATCAAAAAAAAATATATGAAAATATGTCTAAATTCTCATACAAAAAACAAATAAAAATTTCTAATAAAAATTCATTAGTTCCTAAACAAGATATTATTAATACTAAATGTTTTGTTGTTTTTGATTAAAATGATGCTGCACTTCCAATTTCAAATGCAACTGCACGAACATCGGGTTCTATTGTTGATATTCCCCATGGACTTACAGCAATTTGAGGGTTAGGTGGTTCAGAGCGTAATTGTAAATTAGCATTTCGTAATGATTGTCCGATTGTATTAATTCCAACATGATAACCAGCCGTTAAAAAATTTTGATCTCCTAAAATTCCAGAACCAGCCGGATTAATTTGAGCCCATTTTGAATTAGCAGCATCCTTTGGCAATAAATCAGAACTTGTTAATCTATCTCGAACAAAGCATGAATCAGATGAACTATCAACATCTGTATTTCCTACAAAAGTATCACCACCAATACTACCACTATTTGGAAGATATTCACCGGAAGTTGATGTATAACCAATATTCGCTTCACTTGCATTAATACTGCCTAATGTCGGATTAGAAGCTCTATTTAAATCAACATTTGATCTACTTGCAACAGATGATGATGGTTGACCTCCGGCATGTTGTAATATTTCACTTGTTAATTGTGATTGAATTTGTTGTATATCATTATCATTCTCAAATCGCTCGATATTATCCATTTTACATTTAGAATTATAAGATATCAGTAATAGTAATGTTAATAATAATAATATTGCAATTGAAAAGGAAATAACAATTGATGAACTATTAGAACTCATTTTAATATCTATCTATTATAATAATATAGATAAAATTATAATTATATTTTTATTATTTGTTTTTTTAATTTTAATATTTTTTTATCCCAAATATTAAAATTAGTTTCATTTTTAATTTCTTCTAATAATATTTTAGCAGTCTCCAATGATTTATTATAAAATTCTATCTTTTCATTTATATTATTCTCATAATTTATTATTTCATTCTCCCAATCGGTCTCTATATCTATTTTATTCCAATCCGAAAAATCATCAATCAATTCCTCTATATTAATAACTTTTATTATCCATTTATTTATTATCATGTTATCATATATAAATAATCCTAAAAAGCTTACCTCAACATTTATATTATAATCTTTTAATTTTTTTGTATTCTTTAAAATTTCTATTATATCCTCCAAATTTTTATCTATTCCATTATAATAACATTCCGTCTTATTATTTAATAATAATGTTATTGTTGATATATCATTAATATAAGAATATGTATAAACATTATCAATATTAATTTCTTCTTCAAACCATTCCGGATTTTCTTTAAGGGTATTTAAAGATATATCATCAAGTTCTTCTATTATTGCGATAGATTGTTCATTACTATTTAAAGGCAATTGGCACTCAATATTAAACCCATTATTAAAAATATTAAGGATTTTAAGTTCATTTAATTGTATTTTAAAAGATTTTTCTAAATATGACACATAACATTTTGTTTTTTTTTGCGGAAATTTTAATAAATGTTTCATTCTGTATAATATTAAGGTAATCAATATAATAATAATGACGCAACAAAAGAATAATATTAAACTAGTAGAATTGATTATTAATTTTATACGTAAAGAAGTTCTAAATGAAGATATTAGAACTGAAATAATAAAACCTATATTAATTTATTTATTATATTATATTATACCATTTGTTATATTAATTATCTTCCTAAATTTTTTTACAACTCTAGCAGCTGTATTTTTAGTATTCTATATTAGAAAATAATCTTTTATTTAAATAGATATGTTAAAATCAAAACAAAGAAGAGGTGGTTATATTGCTCCTTATTCTAGTTCTCCAAATTCAAGCGAATATATGTTAAATTCAACAGTTAATCATGATGCTATAGCTAATATTAATTATGCTAATAATATAGCTTCCTCTCCTGAAATATATGTTCCATCAACAGCAAGCCCTATAATTGCCAGTCAAAATACTCCTGGAATTCAAGGAGGTGCAACTAAAAAGAAATTAAATTCCTATGACAAAATGAAATTAGAAAATGGCTTTTTATATAGTATGGAAGGTGGTTGTGCTTGCAATAGCGGTGGAGGTAATCAATCCAAAAAAGGAGGTGATTTTGTTTTAACTCCATTTATTTCAGCTCTTGCGCTACTTGGCGCCCGTATGTTAGCTGACAAAAATTCAGGTTTTAATTTAGGTGAATTATTTGGCGATAATAAAGATGATGAAGTTAAAGGCGGTGTCAAACCTAAATCTCGCAAATATCGTGGTGCTGGCGCTTCTTGCGGTCGTGGTGGTGCTTCATATTGTAAGTAATTTTTTTAAAATTAATATTTCATTTTATTTTTATTTTCATTAAGATACATTATTGACCGACATATTATCTCATCATTTATATCATCACTATTATTAATAATATACCATCCTCTAAAATAAGTATTTTCGTCGGTTTCATAAGGTTCTTTATTTATCTTATAAATATAATCATTGTGAATAATAATGACATAATCCATTTTATAAAATAAAAACTAAGTTTGATTAATTATATTCATTTTTTATTTTTTATATGTGAGTTATTTATCAGTATAATTAATTATATTATAATATTAAAAAATGAATACAATAGATGATTTAAATGTATTCTTCGAAATACCCGATACAACGGTCAATATTTTATTAGATAATATTCTTAAAAATAATGATACCTCTAATAAAATAATTGTTAGTGATAATGTATATACTGATACTAATATTGATGAATGGATTAATAAAAAACCAACAACCATGGGTGGAATGAAAATAATGGACAAAATAATTAAAACTCCTATTAATGATAAACAATTATTAATACAGCGTCAAAAAGTAAATTATGAATTCCGTAATTATCAAAATGAAATACTTAAAAATAATGAAAAAGACCTTTTATGGATTATGACATTAAAAGATGAAATAGATGATGATTTGGCAATTAATCTTTTATATCCATCAACATATTTAATAAATAATATGAATTATAATTGTTATCTAGTTGATACTTATCATTTCTATAAAATTATTATTATGCCTATGACCAGTTTAATATATCCATTATCAATCATTTATACACCATATTATTATATCAATAAATATTTACATTATAATATGTCATTTGTAAAATATATGAGTGTTATTTATGAATTTATAAAATTATTATTCAAATTTAGCGGAAATATTAAATCAGATTTAACAAAAATTATTACAGTATTCGCTTATTTGGCAATATATATTTATAGTATTTATCAAACATTTTATATATCATATATCATCTATAAAACAAGAGAAAAATTATTTAAAAAATTAGTTGGATTAGTCGAATTTATTAAAACTTCTATAACTATTATAAAACAATCAAATAATATATGGAAATCATTTTTTCTATATAATAATACATTAACTGATGATGATATTGAAAAAAGTTTAAATAATTTATCATCATTAAATAATAATTTAGCAACTGTTTATAAATTATGGAAAAATGAAAATTATAAAACTGATATAATTAATTTATTAAAAGTTATATATACCATTGATGCAATTGATGTTATATGCAAATTAAAGAAATCTAAAATGTGGTGTATACCTTCCTATAATGATACTACTACTAAAATATTAGCTATTAATAATCCATTATTATCATCAAACCAAGTTTCAAATCCCGTTAATTTATCTAAAAATATTATTATTACAGGTGTTAATGCCGGAGGTAAAACAACTTATGTAAAATCTATCACTATTAATATTATTTTAGCTCAAACAATCGGAATAATTAATGCTCTCAAAGGGAATGTATATTTATATGATGCTGTTATTACTTTTATGAGAGTTAGTGATGAAGTAGGAAGTAAATCTTATTTTGAAGCTGAAACAAGTCATTGTAATAAAATGATTAATATCGCCGATGAATTATTTAAAACAAAAAAGAGAGGTTTGTTTTTAATGGATGAACCAATGCATTCAACCCCTCCAATTGAGGGTGTTTCGGTTGCATTCTCAGTTGCTGAATATTTAGCTAAGTTAAAAAGCGTAACATTAATAATAACAACTCATTTTCATAATTTAATAGAATTAGAAAATAAATATAAATCATTATTTATTAATTTAAATGTTAATGCAACTTTTAATGAAAAAACTAAATTATATGAATTTAATTATAAGATTAATAGAGGCGGTTCAAAACAAATTATAGCAATTGAATTATTAGAAAAACATAAATTTAACAAAGATATTATTAATAGTGCGATTGAAATGAAAAACAAATTATATAATGAGAATTTAAGAAATGTTCATATTTAAATTATTATCTTTTAACAATATTATATTTTATTCTACCTGTGTTATTATATTTATATTTATAATTTTTATGGCATATAAATATATTTATCTTGAGCAAAGCGTATATTTATTAGCAAATAAACTTAATAAACTTGAAATTGAACTAAATAATCCATCAATAGATAATAATTATGAAAAATTTAATAATCAATCAAATAGCGCCCTCGAATCAGCTGAAATAATCATGAATGAAATTTTTAATGATGGCTTTTGTTCAACGTCCGATTCATGTTCATTTATACCTCCTACTTCTATTAATACTACTCCCACAAATGTTCCTGTTTCTAATTTTACTACTGCTAATAAAGAGGAAATTCAAGAGAATAATGTTCAAATCGTTAATGAAATTTTTGATTTAAAGAAAGAAGTTAATGATGATAAGGAATCAATTATAAGTTCTAATGTTGGCGGTGGTCATGCTATAAAAAAGGCACTGATGAAATTAAGTATTGATAAATTAAAAGCTAAATGCGAAGAACGCAAATTATCAACAGAAGGAACTAAAAATCAATTAGCAGATAAAATAATAGTTCATGATAATACCGTTGAAATATCAGATATTAATGATGATTAAAGATAATATAAAGATATTTATATTTATTTATTTATATTAATAATGGAATTAGAGGATATAGGATTAGTTAAAATTAATTATAATGTTTTTAAAAATTGTTTAAATAATTTTAATGCATCTAATACAATAATTTCAGATAATATTGTTAATAAGGCAAATGAATTAATTACAAATTATAATTGTTTTGTATCAAATTATGATGCTCGTAGTTTATGGGAAAAAAAGAAAATTATCGCATCAAATAAAAATAAAGCACCAAAAGCAAGACCTCATATTATTTATATTGATTTTAGCGATGATGCAAAATGTAAAAAAGAATTTATAAGTTATTTAAATAAATTAACTGATGTTAATAAAGACGTTTTTTATAATAAAATATCATCTTTTATTACTCAAGTAAATGCGGAAATTTTAAATTCATTATTTGATGTATTGATTAATTTTATCAAATCATCGAATAATAATATTTATATTGATGTTTTATATTTATTTGATAAAGATTATATTGAAAATAATATAACTAATTATTATACAAATTATTTAAAAGAAAAAGAATGGCTTCCCTCTATTATTAATAAAAATTATAAATCTATTTTTGATGATGAAAATTATGATGTGTATTGCGAATATGTTAAATTAAAAAAATCAACAATATCTATGATAAAAGCTCTATGTATCATATTAAAAAAAATAAATAAAATGAATATTGTTGAAGAAATTATCGAAAATATTTTTAATGATTTAAATAAATATATTATTACTACTGATTATAAACATGTTAATGAATTATTATTAGATGAATTAGCAATTATTATTGATTTTATTCCAAAACAAAAATATATCAATCAAATTAATAATATTAATATCACTAATTTAGATATATCAACTAAATTTAAAATTACAAATATTATTGAAAAATATAAATAATTATAATTTACTTAAATATGATAATTCTTCATATTCTTTTTTCAATTGTTTTTGGTCTTTTTGAATATCAAAAATCTTTTTATAAATTCCTTCATAAATATCTTTAATTTCTTGACTACTATTAACATAATCATTATAATTTGTTTTTGTTAAATAATCATTTTTCATGCGATGCAATAAATCATCCTCAATTTTATTTTTGATTAAATTTTGTTTACATAATTTTAATTTTTCTTTATAATTATCTTTTCTCATAATTATTTCAATTTCTTTTAATTCAATCTCTCTATTTGCATTTGCTTCATTATATTTTGAAAGAATTCTCCACATTGCAATAATGATATTAATATTTATAATAATATTTATATATAAATAAAATTATCATTGGGATAATTATCATAAATAAAATTATCATCATCATAATTGTAAATATTATCATTAAATTTTTATTCATTATATCATAATTATTCTTTAATTTATTCAAAAAAATAGTCATTGCATCTATTTTATGTTCGTAAAAACCCGGACCACCGGGAAAATGATGTATTACTTTATCACTATAAATATTTTTATCATTATTCACTGCAAGTTTATTCAAAATCTTATTATCATATAAATTATATTTGAACGCATTATAAACTATATATGGTTGGTCATAAAAACTAAATTTATATGGTCTATTAATAATATCTTCCTTAATTCTAATAAATAATTTTTCTATTTTTTTACAATTATTAAATAATAATATTCCACTCGTAAATGCTGATTTATCTTTATAATTATTAATCTCATTTCCAAATAATGTTTTGCCCCAATAATCAGTATCACTATCAATAACGCCTTCTTCTAATACATATAAAACATCTTTTTTACAAATATCAAATACTTTATTTATATCATCTTTTACTAAAATATCAGTATCTAAATAAAGTATTTTATTATAATTTGTAATACTCTTTAAATTAAATAAATCTAATCTTGCTTTACATGCTTTATCAATATTATCATATGTATCATTTATTTCAAATTTTATTTTATCATTATTAAATAATCGATGTTGTTTTATAATATTCATAAATTTAGTTGATGTATAAACTAATATATTTGTATAGTAGTCCAAATTTCCATAAAGTAATATACTTTCCAAAAGAAGAAGAAACATATCGATATATTTTTCTTGGTTAAATACGCAAATAAAAATGCAATTCATATATTATATATTAAATCTAAAAAAATATCTTCATTCAAATTAAATAATAGATGAACAATAATTTTAATAAAAAAAATATTATTGAACAATTAACAATTATTAAAAATTATGAAAATAATAAACCCCTAAAAGTTAAAGCTTATGAAAAAGTTATTAAAAATCTCCTTAAATATCCTAATGATATAAAGGATTTAAATGATTTAAAGGAAATTAAAGGTATTGGTGTCCGAATATTAGCATTATTAACGGAATTTTATGAAACAGGAGAAATATCATATATAAAGAAGAAAATAATAAAAGAGAAGAAAGAAAAAGAACATCCGTTCAATAAAGAACTTATTATTGAACAATTATCAATTATCAGGGATTATGAAGTCTTTAATAATGAAATATTCAAATATAAAGCATATAATAAAGTTATCGATAATCTACTTGATTATCCTAATGATATAAAGGAATTAAAGGATTTAAAGGAAATTAAGGGGATTGGCGAGGGAATGCTTTTAATGTTGGCAGAGTTGCGTAAAAATGGTAAGATATCATATATAGAAAATGTTATAAAAAAGGATAAGAATTATAAAATACCAGAAAAGAGAAAGAAACCATCATCTTTTATATTTAATAAAAAAATAATTATTGATAATCTAATAACCATCAGAGATTATGAAAATTATAAAAATGAAAAATATAAAGTTAAAGCTTATACAAATGTTATTAATAATATCCTCGTCCACAATAAAGATATTAATGATATAAAGGATTTAAAAGAAATAGATGGTATTGGAAAAAGTATTTTAGAAAAAATAAAAGAATTATTTCAAACCGGTAAAATATCTTATATAGAAAATAATATTAATAATGATAATATCTATTATTTCAAACAAGAATTATTAAATATTTATGGAATTGGACCTGTTAATGCAAATAAAATAGTTGATAGTGGCGTTATATCACTTGATGATTTGCGTAAAAATCATTTAAATATTTTAAATGCAAAACAAAAAATTGGAATTAAATATTATGATGATTTAAAAAAGAGAATACCATTAAATGAATATAAAAAACATATTTCCATATTAAATAAAGATATTAAAAAAAATAAATTAATATTTGATTTTGTTGGGTCATATCGCCGTGGAAGTACATCTATGGGTGATATTGATTTACTTATCATGGAAAATCCTAAATTTAATTTTAAAGATTTTATAAAAAAATTAATTGATTCAAATTATATAATTGAAGTTTTAGCATTTGGCAAAAATAAATTTATGGGTATATCTAAATTACCAAATGAACCTGCAAGACGTTTAGATATATTAATAACTCCCGCTAAAGAATATTATTATGCTTTATTATATTTCACAGGTTCAAATATTTTCAATATAGGATTTCGCCATTATGTTAAAATTAATTTCAATTTATCATTAAGCGAACACGGATTTGATAAAAATATTAATATGAGTATTAATTCAGAAGAAGACATTTTTAAATTTTTAAAACTAAAATATGTTAAACCAAAAGAAAGAGATAATTTTTATATATAAAAATAATATTTTAGTTTATTAGAATAAAAAAAAGTAAATGGCGTCTTTCGGTCTTTCATACATTTCCAAGATTTTATATTCAGTTATAACTATAATATTATTAATAATAATTTATACTTATATTACTAATCTTGAGGAAAAGGGATGTAAATGTGCTTTACCTCCAAATATTAATTTCATCAAAGGATTTACATTATTTTCAATAATTTATCTCATATTTACTGGTCTAGTTTCTGACCAAACTATATATGATAACTTTGGTTCAAATATAGTAATAATTAATAAATTTGTTGATTTAACATTTTGCCTTGTATTTATTTATTATATCTATTTAGTATTTCAATATACTCGTGCTCTCGTAAATGAAAAATGTAAATGTTCTGTTGATTCACGACGTGAAATAATTATGATTGGAGCAATAATAGAATTTATCTTAATATTCTTAGTATTTGTTTTCCATATTCTTGTAGTTACTTTCTTCTCAACTATGATTACTGTCGTCAAAAGTATTGAAGATGGTTCTGCTGACTTAAAGGGAGCAATTCGAGACCCGATTGGCTCTATGTCTAAAGTTCCTGGTCGTATTAAATCAGAAATAGGAACTATTAAAAATTATGTTGGTGAAACTAGTCGCCAAATAGGCAAGGTTCGCAATTTATCACGCTAAATATTTAAAGTTCTACTTGAATTATTCATATTATTTGAATTACTTTTTCTCCCTCTTGTTGATGATTTTAATATCTTAACATCAGTTGCATCTTCTATTATTGATGTTATTTCCTCATCACTAATTGATAATGTTTCTATCTTTGAATCATCTTCAGGATGTATTGATATCTTATTATGAACATTATTTATAATCTTATTTATATCATTCTCTGGTCTTGTATTATTATAATCATTTCTTGAATTATTCATATTCATATTATTGGTATTATTATTGTTGCTATTTAATCCACTAAATAAATTATTAACCATTCCAAATAATCCAGATGAATTGCCAAATAAACTATTTACACCACCTCCTCCTCCATTATTATTATTTTGTTTTATTGCTGGTTGCGATTGTTGCTGAGGTTGTTTAGATGTTCCAATATTATTATATATAAATTGTTTAGCTGCAGCATTTTGGAATTGTTTCATTAGTTCTGGATTTGCTTTTAATACTTCTTCAACACCTGGTATTGAACTTTCCTTAAACATTTTAGATGTTAAATGAAACATAAATGCGCTACCTGAAAGACTAATAAATAATCTTAGTTCAGGAGGCATTGATTTGCCCTTAGATTTATATTTAACATGTAATTCTTCAAAGATATCATCAAAATCCTCAATATTCTCGTGAACCTGTTCAGACCAACCCTCCAACTTTATTGTAAATGGGTCATATCTTGTATTTAAATATTCTGTTCCTGTAACAAATGCCATTAACATTTTTCTCTGAAATCTTACACTAGCATCAATATCTCTATCTCTAATTATTTTATTATATTCATTTCGCATATCATCAATATTTGAATTTATTGTAAAATTATGAGGAATTTTAGCTCCTTTTAACTGTAATCTATTTAATTGATATAATATCTCCTTTTTTTCATTTAATTCATCTTTATATGGATTAATCTTTGCTGTTTTTTTATTCTTTATTCTATCATCAGTTTCCTCATATTCCCCATCTTCTTCATTTTCATCATCATCTTCTTCTTCATTATCTTCTCCGTCATCATCATCTTCTTCTTCGTCTTCATCTTCATCGTCTTCTTCTTCATCGTCATAATTACTTTTACCACTTTTATTACTTCTGACATCCATATCATCATCAATATTAGATTTTTGCTTATTAATTCGAATATTAGGATTAATTAGTTTCTTAGGTTGCTGCATTGCCGGTAATTCATCGCCAATATCTCGCATTTTATTTTTCTTTTTCATATTAGACCTTATACTTGATGCACTTGACATTGATGACATTGAAGATAATGAAGCGATATCAGCACTTATTTTATTTTTGTTGAATAATAAATTTGTATCATTAAATTGTTTAGTTGGAAATTCTAAATATTCGGTCATACTTACTAAAAAATATATATGTTTATATTTCTTAAATAAACGAAGTTATTATTATTTTATTTAAGAAATCCAAATATTCTATCAAATATATTTGGTTTATCAAATGTATCTTCATCTTTCTCTTCTTTTTTCTCTTCTTTTTTCTCTTCTTTTTTCTCTTCTTTTTTCTCTTCTTCATCAATATCATCAATACCGTCATTATTTTTATCATGAACTAATTGATATTTAAAATTAGGTATTGTTGTTTTCTTATATTCTATATTTCTATATTCTTGTTCAGTTATTTTAGGGACATCAGGAGCAGGACAAGTTGTTGAATTTAATCCTGAAATATAATAATTATTATATCTTCCTAAAATTTCATAATTATTAAAATCAAATAAACTTTTATAATATACAAAATTATATAAATGCATATTTATCGAACCATATTTATTAATTATTAAAGGCGTTGAACCTAATGTTATTGGATGAACATTAATATTTGAATATTCATAAAGTTTATTATTTAAAATTAATCCAATTTTTTGTTTACTATAAAATAATCCAATTGTAATATAATCTCTTTCTTCAATAATTGCTTTATCTATATTAATTGCTTCTCCTTTATAAATAATATCTCCGATTGTTAAATGAATATCATAGTTTTTATTATCATTAACTATTAAATTTAAATTAATAATACTTGTTGTATATTGCGGTATTTTTGTATTAATAGTCGTTGTATTACCTGTCATTTCAAATATTATATTATTAACTTTTGAACATCCTATAATTTTACATGTAATAAACATTGTAAATTCAACTAAATCATATGTCTCTGTATTATTTGCAAAATTGAAACAACTAGGACCTAATAATTCATTATTATATAAATTAGCACCTAATACACCATTTTTACTATTTAATGTATTTTTTTCTAAATTAATTATTGTATTAAATTTAAAATAATTATTATAATTAAAATCATAATGTTTGTTTTCTACATCAATATCATACCATTTGCCATCTGAAATTGATATTTTATTAATATCCTTATAAGTATTGATGCACATAAATTTATATCCTTTATATGGAATAATTGAATCATCATCGCTTAAATTAATATTTGCCATTGATGATAATTCTGATAACATTATTATTGGATTTGATAAAGGATTTGTAATATTGGTAATATTAGTCGTTAAATCCTCTAATTGAGATGAAACAGAAAAAGGTTCATATATTTTATAATATGATATAGCAATTAATGCAATAAATAATCCAATAAAAAAACTTAATATTTTTATTAAATTTAAATTCATACCTTAAAATTATATAAGAATTATTTATTTCATCTAAAATTATATAAGACTTATTTTAATAATTTAATTATATTAATTATGATTAAACCTATATCCGAAGACGCAAATAGCATTTGTTCAGATGAAGAATTAACTAATGAAACCGTAATTATTAAAGAAAAAAAAGATGAAAGCGAAGAAGACAAAGATGAAGACGAAGATGATGAACACGACGATGATGATGATGATGACGATGATGATGACGATGATGATGACGATGACGAAGAAAAGGAGGAAAAAGAAGAAGATGACGATGATGAAGAAGAAAGTGATAATGATGAATTTGATACAACAATTATTCAATTTGAAATGATGAAGAATTTTTTCGTTGATAAAGAAGGAGAAAATATTTCAACACATCTTGGTTCGATTTCTCATGAACTTAGAAAACTAAATAAAATTGCTGTTAAACTTCTAGAGAAAAAATAATTTATGCAATATTATATGTTAATTTAGAATATGTATAATAATTCATAACTTCTTCTGCAGTTCCAATTGGTAATATGAATTCTTTTAAACCATAAAATTTAGGGTCTCCTCTTGAACGGTCTCTTAAAGTTTTTAAGGGACATATATCTTTTAATTGTATAATTATTTTTTTGGAATCTAAACTTATTATGATTGGCGATATTATTTTTGTATATCCATCAGGAGAATAATAACTATTTGGATATAAAAATTCAACATCAAAAGTTCCGGATGATTCAATTACTGCAAAATTTGGAGTATTTTCAAATGCTATTGTTTCACATGGAAAAGGAAGTCCTTTACCTGAAAAAGATGTTATTTTATCAATCGGATTTGGTGCTGTTATTGCCATCTTTGAATAACTTGATGGATTTTTAACTGAACCTGATATTTTAATTTTATTATTAATATTTTTTCCAATAACACAATTTACATATTCATTATCTACTTTTTCCATTTATATTATGTTAAATATCTATTATTATGTTTTAAAAAAAATTAGTTGTTCCCAATCCTTCCGGGTTATTCATTGTTTTATAGCAACTAACACCATCACATCTTACAACATATTTATTATCCATTGCATGCTCTTTTGTATTTATTAAATCACCAATACCGCATTCTCCACATGGAGTAATATTTTCAATTGCTTTTTTACGTTCTGCTTCAACAATTGAATCATAATTATGTTGTAAATATAATCTCATTTCATAACTTGATTTAATCATATTATTCTCAGCCAATTTAGTATTTATATATGAATTAAAATTACATCGAGGTTCATAATTAGTAAATGCACGACCATCAGACATTCTTAATGGACATTGTTTATTAGGATAATTTGCTGAACAACAACTCATTTAATATACTCTATTGATTATAAATAAAAAAAAATAATTATAATTCATGTTCATAACATAAATTATGTATATATAATTCTGTAGTTCTCCCTACTCTTTGAGCTCTTCCAATTGCTTGTTGTTTATCTATTCCCATATTATGAAAAATTATAATATCGGTTGCACAACTGATATCAATCCCACTTCCTGCATATTGAGTATTTAATAATATTATATTTATTTCACCTGATTTAAATTTATCTAAAATATTTATCATATGTGATGTTGTTCCTTTTAATAATTCATATTTATAATTATTTTTAATTAATTCTGTTTTAATCTTCTCAAAACTATTTTCATTTTTGCTAAAAATTAAAAATCGCCCTTCCGGTTTCTCATTAATTATTTTTAATAATGTATCTTCTTTACTTAATATTTCTTGCTTATTATTATTTTCATCGTCATTATTATCATTCACTATTCCAATTAATTTATCCATACTATTAATAGATTTACGACAATATGGACAACTATTATTATTTTTTAACCATTTAAACAAACAACCACCGCAAAAGATATGAGTACATTCAATCATTATTGGATTTGTCATTAATTCCATACATATTGAACATGTTTTTGATGATATATAACTTATTCTTTCAGTTAAATTTTTTATTTTTTCTTCTTGATTTTCTATTTCATTATTAATTGCTTTAAGTTTTGCATTTTTTTGCTCAATTGTTATATCCAAATTTGATATATAATCTCTTTCTGCTTGTTTATTAAATAATTCACGTTTTAATTCTTTTGATACTAAATCAATTATATCATTTTCAGTCTCATTTTTACCTCCAAGTTCTTTAATAGCTCCTGTAATATCATTTGCATTAATTTTATCTAAAATTGAATCAGTAATAAAATTTCTTATAACATTAATATTATTTGGTAATTTACATAAATAATATTTTTCAATTGCTTCAGGTAATTTAAAACTATTTTTAATAAAATTATTATTATTTTTAACTAACATCAAATTTATAAATTCATCATTCATTAATTCTTTTGCTGTATTTGAATATATTAATGAATTATTTGAATTATAAACTTTCTTTAATAAATCCTCATATGTTCCCGAAATCATCCATAAATAATTATAATTTATATGGATTTTCAAATGATTAATTATATCATGTGCTTCATCTATTATTACACGACGCCAACTATTAATAATATTATAATTACCATCATGATAATAATAATTAAATAATAATTTTAATGTTGTATTTTTAATTAATACTAAATCATAGTTATTAAAATAATTTATTATTTCTTCTCTATTATTACCAGTAAATCGTGGTAAATGTTTTTTTATAAATGTTAAATTTTCTATTGATAATACTTTTAATGATGTATGCGTTTTTATCATATTTTCCCATTGTATATATACAGGACCTCTTGGAACTATAACTAATGTTGTATTGAATATATTATTTGAGGGTATTATTAAACTATTAACTGATGATATATTCAAATAACTATAATTTTTACAATTATTAAAAGTTTTAGAATATGTATTATTAATATGTATATTTTCAACATTATTTATTGCTATTAATGCTAATGCAATTAACGTTTTACCATATCCAACCATATCGCCAAATATTCCAACATTTGTTGATATATGTATAATATTATTATTTGCTTGTGTTAATAATGAATATGGAATATTTGAATATAACATATTCATTATTGATAATAATTTATTAGTATTACTTATTTTATATCGTATTGTTCCATTTATTTCCATATCTAATGCTTTATTTAATGCGGTTAATTGATGTGGTTTTAATTTTGTTTTTAACTTATTATTTTGCTCAATTATATTACTATTTTCATTTAACTCTATATCATAATAATTTACTAAAGACATTATATTATATAAAATTAAAAATATATAAAGAATAAAATTCTATCTTTAGATATTAAAAGAATGAATAACCATATAATCGAAGAAATGCCGAATGCATATGAAGTTAAGGATAATAATAATGTTCAAACAATTGCAGAACCTACAGTTGTTAAAAAAAAAATAATATTTGGGCTTCCTGGTGATAATTTTTCATCTAAATTTCTTTTATCATGGACCGCTACTATTAATGCCCTATGGGAATCCAAAAAATATGATATTGTTGTTAGTACTGGGGTAAGTTCTTTTGTTACATTTGCGCGTATGCAAACATTAGGACTTGATGTTTTACGGGGTATTGGACAAAAACCATTTGATAATATGGATTTTGATGTTTGGATTACAATTGATAGTGATATTATTTTTACTCCTCAACAAATTATTGATTTAGTTGAATCAACTGAACAACATCCAGTTGTTAGCGGAATGTATCGTATGAGTAATTTAACATCTTATACAATTGTTAAAGATTGGGATACTGAATATTTTGCAAAGAATGGAACATTTAAATTCTTAACTCCTGAAGATGTTACTAAATGGAAAACAGAAACTAATCTTAAATATTTACCGGTTCATTATACAGGACTTGGATTTTTTGCAATTACTCGAGAAGTTCTTCGAAAAATGACATATCCTTATTTTAATTGTGAACTTCAAGAAATTATTACTGAAGAAGGTAAAATTTTAAGAGATGTTTGTTCAGAAGATGTTGCATTTTGTAAAAATATTCTTAAATTAGGTATTCCAATTGTAATTAATACAGATATTCGAGTTGGACATAATAAATTAATTGTTATATAATATAAATATGGATTTATATTATATTTTTCTATTTCTGTTTTTATTAATAATTGGCTATTATTCAATTAAATATTTATTTTTTGTATTAGTCGGGATGATTATTGCATTTTATATATCATATAAATATATTTTGCCATTTTTTTGTTCTTTGCCAAAATTAAAATAAATTATTTTTTTTTCGATAACCTCCTCGTTTAACTAATGATGATGAAGTATCTAATTTATTAAAAAAAGATGAATCATTGCTTGGGAAATTAAATGATGATGTTGTTGGTGGATATGTTGCTCTATCATTATTTAACATTGGCTGCATTGGCGGCATTGACTGCATTGGCGGTATTGACTGCATTGGCGGTATTGACTGCATTGGCGGTATTGGCGGCATTTGTGGTTGTTGCATTGGATATAATTCATAAGGTTGATAATTGAATTGTTTATTTATTATTGGTGGTGGTTGCTGGTTAATTATATTTGGTGATGAATTACTTGAAGACATTCGCATAACAAGGATAATAATAATTATAATTATAACTATACCTATAATAATTGCGACAACATATGCAATCCATTTAAATCTTTTATTTTTTTCATCAGCATCTATTTTTGATTTTGAAGCAGCATCTTCAGCTTCTTTAGCTTCCTTAGCTTCTTTTTTTCTTAATTTATCATTTGCCAAATCCATGGCATCTCTAATTTTAGCATAATCAAGTTCGGCAGCAGTTGACATAATAAAAGAAAATAATCAATCTATTAAATTATATGAAAAAAAAATATTAAAACTTATTATTAGATATGAATTTATATAAAAAAATTATTGTTAATAATTGGTTTAATAATAAAAACTTTAAAACTTATGAAATTTATTTATATGAAGATGATAATTTAGATGATGCTTGTGCAAAAATTGCAAAAACTATTAATAATAATAGCCGCTTTTATATTTGGAAAAATAATAAATCAATATTATTTAATTTTAAATCAATATCTTGGGATGGTTATTCTATTAATCCTCTTGAAGCAAAAAATTTAAATAGTAAACAATTGCAAGACCCGATTATTTATATTTATAACTATGGTTTATTTAATTATAGTAGTGTTAATATAATTTATGAAAAAGATTTTCCTGAATTAACAAATAATCCTTATTATTTTATTGATAAATCATTTCAATCATTAGCTCAATTAAATAAAAAAGAAAAAATTTTAAAAGAACTCGAAGATGTTGATATAAAACCTATTATTGATACAACTTTAAATATTCATAGATATGAATTAGAAAGCAAATTAACTAAAAATTATGAATTAGTTGATATATTTGAAAGACTTAATACAACACCATTAATTGAATTCATTCAATGGATTAATGATACTTATAAAATTATTTATAAATTACATAAAACTAATAAATTATCTCAAGAAAAATTTGTTAATTGGACTGATATTAAAAAATTTACCAATAGTAATTGCATAAATTGTTATTCTATCTTAAATAATGGCACTTTTGCTAAATTAACTATTAAAAATGATATGCGTATTACATTAAATTATACAATTAATCTTCGCAAAAATATAAATTGGAAAGAAATTCATGATAATATGAATGCTATAGTTGAATATTGCAGCGGTAATCTTAATTATAAACTAAAATTTGAAGAAATTAGCATAAAAGCCAATTTTACAATCGAAATTGAAAATGTATCCATGCAAAATCTTAAAAAAAAAATAAGCGAATATATTGATATATTTGATATCCTTAAATCAAATAAAGATACAATAAATCTGATTTATAAACGTTCATCAAATTATAATAAACAAGGATTTGATGCGCATATTTATGTTAAAAATTGTTTATATTTAGGTATAGAGGAAGATGATATTATTAATCAATTAGTTATTTTAAATAATTTTACTATAAATGAAGCTAAACAATTATTAAAAGATGAACAAGAATTAATATTTGAAATGGAACAACAAAATATTAAACAACAAGAAACAATAAATAAAATAAATACAATTGTTATTATTGAATTATATAAAAATGGATTTTATATTAATATAATAAATATTCCAAATAAAAAAGAATTAGAAAATATTATTTATTGGTTATCTAAAATTATTTCATCTTCAATTGAAAAAGGAAAAAATAAAGGAAATGCCAAAAAACCTGCTGTTATAATTAATAGCTTGCCAAAATATTCATCGTCTCCTGAAATTCATAGCGATGAAGAAAATCTTGGCAAATTATTATTTGATACTTCTTCTGATGATGAAAAAAGCGGTGGAGCTTTAGGTAAAGAAAAACACAGTTATTTTATTAATCTATTACAAAAAGCTGATAAAGATTTATTTTTAAATAATTATGCTAGAAGTAAATGTCAGGCAATAAATCAACCCGTAGTATTTTCAGAAGATTATAAACAAACTTTAATCAAAGATGGAAATTATCATTTTGATAATGATATAACTTATGGTAGTAAAGAAGATATTAAAAATGTTTATACTTGTCCTCGTTTATGGTGTCCTCAATCAAAAATACCATTAAATGCTGATAAATATCCTAATGGGAAATGTCCAATTGAAGGCGAAGAACCAATGGAAATGTTTTTTGAAAATGACCCTAAAAAGAAAAGATATGTCAAATTAATTAAACCAGATGAAAATAATTTATGTGTTCCATGTTGTTTTAAGAAACAACCAAAAGACGAAGAATTAAATAAATGTAAATTTTATAATGATAAACAACCTGAAGAAGTTATTATAAATAAAGATGAAAATTATCTTGTAAATACATCACCAATTAATGTTGGAAGATATGGAGTTATTCCTCAATCCTTACATGAATTATTATTTCCAAATGTTAAATTTACTTTATGTTCAAAAATGTTAAATAAAACCGATAAATGTTTTGTTCGTAAAGGTATTTTACATAAAACAACAAAAAAACTTAAAAATATACATAATGATAGTATTATTAGTGCAATTGCACATGGATTAAATTTCAAATCAAAAGAATATTTCATTCAAGATATTACAAAAAAATTAGATTTAATAAAATTTATGAGTTTAGAAAATGGTAATGTATGTAAAGCTTTCATGGATAATTTACCAATCATACCTGAAAATAATAAATTATTAATATCAGAATTGGAAAAACATTTAGAAAAATTTCATTTAAATTCTAAAATTAATAATTTTGAAAAAGCTAATTATAAATTATCTCGACTTTTGGGAATTTTTAAAAGTTATAAAAAATTTTTAGATTATATTCGCTCAAATGATTATCCAACAAGCAAATCTCCTTATTATCTATATTCATTAATTAGTTCTCTTTATAATGTTCTTTTAGTTATTTGGGAAAAACAAGGAGATACAACATCAATTATATGTCCCTATTATACAAGTTTTGAAGATTTAATTGGCTCTATGGAACTTAATGGACAAATATTAATGCTTTATAAAGATAAATATTATTTTGAACCAATTGAATTGAAAATAAAAGGAATTGATGGTGAAAAATTAATACCATTAAATGAATACAAACATATCAAAAAATTATTTAATGAATGTAGCATATTAAAACATACATATAATGAAAATTATACAATCTTTAATAATATTTATTCATTACATTCATGGAGCAAAGTTAATAATTTAGGTATGAAAGAAAAATTTATAATTACAACTATTGTTATAAATAGCGATTTATCTATTACACATTTTATCACTAAATCAGGGTTTTTTATTATCACTGATAAAATTAGCATTAGTTTTTTACCAAGATTAATTATAGATTTAGATATAATAGAAATACTATTTTATGATGATATTATTGGCAATGATGTTAATATTAATGTCCTAATTAGAGATTATGATTTATTTATTGATAAATGTAATATCTTAAATATTAATGTTGATTTTGGCGAGTTAATAACAACAACTAAATTTGAATATTATTATAATTTAACTGTTAAAAAATTACCTTTAACTAATGATATTATTCATTCTCAAATTATTGACGATTTATACAAATATCAATTAATAAATACTATTGACAATAAAAAATGGTATCAATTACAACTTATGATTTATATCAATATTTTAAATTTATCCGATAAAACATTTAATTCTTTAGTTTCCTTAAATCGAAATGAAAGAATACAAAAGCTATTTAAGGAACTTAATTTAAGTAAAAATCCTGAAAAAGCAAAATTACGAGTAATATTAGAAGAGATACCATTTATAAGTAAAAATCACATTAAAAGATTTTTGAATGATTTTATTATTTATTATAAATATGATTTCTTAAATCCATTAATAAAAGAGGATAAAACGCAATTCATTTTCTCTCAAATAGCTATTCAACATCATATACCATCTAAATTATTAATTTATCATCCATCAACGCCAAATAATGCATTTACTAATTTCCAAACAAAAGATTATATTTATAATTTAAATATTGAAGATGAACAAATTCAACTTCCAGCAATTTTTAATGGAACACAAGAAAAATTAAATAGTAAATGGACAATGCATAAAAAATCAACATGGAGTAATATGATTTATATAAAAAATAATAATTATGATAAAAATTTTATTAAAGATTTCTATTTATGGTTAGCCAAATATCTAAACATTAAAACAACTTATTCCGATTTAGAAACTTCAGCATTTAATGATATTCAAATTATTTTTACAGCTAAAGATTATTCATCCGTCAAATTATTATTAAAATCTTTATTTGATGACCCCTATTTTTATATATTATTATCAAATGCTATCGGTAAAAAATACATTAATTTTAATATTTTTTGGGAACAATATTATAGCACTATTACTAATAATGACCGTAAATTATTATTCACTTCAATTATAAGTAATATTAAAGAACCATTATATCCAAATGATTATCATATTTTAGCAATGTCTAAAATATTAAATATTAATATTATTACTATTCATCGCAGTAAATATGGAGCTAATAATAAAGATGTTCCCGTTATCAGAGGTGATATAGAAGACTTATTATTATCATCTACTTTTTATAAAGCACCTACTATTAATTATGAAAATAGACCTCTAATTATTTTATATAAATCAGATGATGATTTTAAGACTATTTATAGTTTAATTGTTGATAAAAATATAATTCCAATAAGTGATAAATCAATCTATATTAAAATGGCGGATGTTCCATTAGTTATTAAATATTTAATAAACGAACATATAAATTCACAAAAATAATATTTATATTTATATAATATGGATAAAAATAATATTGAAACAAAATTAATTAATCATAATATTGATTTTAATTCAATTAATGCTATTCAATTAATTACATTTGTTATGGAAGAAATTGAAACACTAAAAGATTTAAAAGGTCCTGATAAAAAAATATTAGTTATTAGTATATTGGAGCAATTTACTAAAGATAATGATAATATATTTATCAAATCTAATAATGTAAATATTATAAATTCTATAAATAATCTTTTAGAAAATAAAATAATATTTGATATTATTGATACAATTGTTACATGTGCAGATGGAGCTTTAAAAATTAATAATCAAATAAAAACAAATTGTTTTTGCTTTTCAAAAAAATAAGTTTTATTTTTATTGTATTTATATTAAAAATTGAATATTAAAAAAGTTATTAATTTTACAATGGTATATAAAAGTTCAAAGGAAGATATCATGAATATGTTTAATAGTGAAGAGGCTATCTCATTTCATATCGTGAAACATCATAATAGTGATTATCATGTCAGATTAACATCTGAAAATGGAGTAAGCAAAACATTCATTACTGATAATATCAGAGACTTGTTCAAAGATTAAAAAAGAATATTTATATATATCAAAATTATTTTTTGGTATTTTTTTTTATATAATTGTTATTGTTGGTTCTTCAATCTTATAACATTCATCTTTATTATTTGATGCAATATTAAATGTTAGATTTTCTTCTAAACAATCAATGTCTTCATCCTCGTCTTCAACTACATCATCTAAATTATATTTATTTTCTTTAACTTGTTTTATATCCTTAATCAATTCCATCAAATGTTCTTCATCCAATATTATATCAAAGTTTCCTGAACCACAATTTGGCACTTTACCTAACATAACCTGAGGTGAAACACCACTCGTATTATCATATTCTGAAAATATACTTGCGTTAATCAACATATCAACACTTTCCTCAAATGATGATTTACTTAATGCACTGCTAGCATTTCTATTAATTCCATGACGGTCAATTGACATTAAATTACCTCTAAATGTCATAGTATCAATTAATAATGATAAATGTCTGTAATTCATCGAACCTTCTCCCGTTACATTAACTAACTCATGATATAAAGCATTTCTTGCTGCTTCAACACCTAAGACTGTATAAATTTCTCTAATATCATTTGATATTGTTCTTGTTGCATCAATATTTGGATTTGATAATATCTCAATTAAATTAGTTCCATCAGTATCCAATACCCATTCAACAACCTTATCAAAAGTTTCTTCCTCCAAATTATAAATATCATATTTCTTTTTATTTAAGGATACTTTATTAATACCCTTAATACCTTTTAATAATACTTGATAAACAATATTATGTTCCATTGCTTTTAATGCAGCAACTTCATCTTTATTTTCAATATCTTTTAATGCATATTCGGTTAATCTAATTCTGAAAATACATTCATCCGCATTATCATCACTATAAACACAATCAATATATTTATTATATGCTTTATTTAATTTTGTATAAATATCAATCATTCTTAATCCGAATGCATTCATCTTTTCTTTATTAAATTTCATTCGTAATACCCATGGTGAATCACTTCTGCATTTATTTGCACTACTATCCAATGCCGCAAATTTCTTATAAATATCTAATATTCCTTTATCCGATTCAATAGTTGTATCTAATTTACCACTATCCCAGAAAATCTCACTATATTCTAATATATTTGATAGATTTGTAATTTCAATTGAATTTTTAATTGACATTGCAATACTTTTAGTTTGTTCAATTCTATCATCAATATATTCAATTCCATCTTCCGCCATTTTTGGATTTTTAACTGATGCTACATCAGGTTTCATATATATAATTAATGTTGGTGTTTTTGTTTTCTTTGTTGCACTTAAAATTTCTTTCAATCGAGGAACACCACTTGTAGCTTTAACCGCTGCTGCTGTTCCTGAAACATGAAATGAGTCTAAAGTCATTTGTGTTCCCATTTCTCCAATTGTTTGTGCTGCAATAATTCCAACCATTTCACTTGGCTGTGCAATTGCTTCTTTAAAATATTCATAAACTTGTAAAACAAGCCAATCAAACATTGATTTACTAAAATTTTGTTCAATTATTAATTTTTTAGGTGATAAATAAACTCTTAATAACATATGAAAATATATCATCCCTTGTTCAGTATCTTTAATATATAAGTTTTCAATCAATTCATCTATTTTATCTAAAATATAATCAGGTGTTAAATCAGTTAAAGTAGCTTTGATATTACTTGATTCACGTCTCTTAATACATGTTTTAATAATTCTATTAAATGGAATTGGATAATTAATAATACTACTCTTTTTATTTTTATTAACTTTTGTTATAATAAAATTTTTATCTTCAATTAATGATTTAAAATGCTCCTTACATCTATCATATGTATTTTTTGTTATTGTTTTTATTGCTTCAGATGTTAAATAACTTTCCAATTTATCCGCATTTGTTAAATTATATTTAACTTCCATATCTAAAAATTTCATCTCAATCGTTGGAATTAATTGAGTTTCTATTTTACATCCATCCATCCCATCCTCGCCATAAATAAATTGAATAATTGCACCATTAGCATTTCTTACCGTATTATCATAATTAATCTTTGCATCTTCCATTGCCTTTACTAATCTTCTTTGAATATACCCAGTTTCTGAGGTATCGTATACAGTTAAACCGGTAATATTCATAAAATTCTTAGTTGAAGGAATTGTTAAATCATATAACTTTGTATAATTAACTTTTTCATCAGGATTTAAAATAGTAATATTAATAATTTTATCTAATACAATATTATTATGTTCTTTATAATTTTTATGTAAATTACTTTTATTATTATTAATTTCCAATCTTTTGTTTTTACTTTTATTTGTTAATGTTATTTCACTTGTAAATTTTCTACTCCATTGTTCAGTAATATCTATCATATTTGTATTTAAGTTAACTGATAATTTACCAAATATTCCTAATCTATTACATAATAAACTAATACCTTGAATTAATTTTTCAGAAGATGATGTAGCTGTAATTTCCCCATCTTCTTTAACAGAACAATCTCCTGAAAAATAACCATCTAATAATCCAACTATAAATTCTTTAGGTGCAATATGAGCAATATCTGGAATATTATAGGAATTAGTTCCTACAAATTTATCTAAAAATCTTGCTAATAATGAACTATTACCAATAATAGATGTTGTTTCAGTTTTATATGTAATATTAAACTTTTCAAACCAATTTTTAACAAATTCTAATAAAGAAGGTTCTTCTGTAGTAATTGAAACACTTTCAGTAAAATCTCTTGTATTACCAACTGCTATAAATAATCCAATGAATACACCATTTTCTCTATTTAATTCAAATTTAGATATTTTATCTAATGACATATCTATTTCATTTTTAATTATAGGAGGTTCAGGTAAAGAAATAGTTGTTGGAACATAATCTCCAATTTTAACTTCTTCTGTTTTAATTGCCTCAAATTCTTTTTCATTCCAAATTAATAGAGTTTTTGAATTTGGTACTATAATTTCTCTACCGCTTTGTGTAATAACTTTATATAAATCTTCTTGTGGATCATGTCTTGTAATTGCTGTAATTTCACCCCAACTAGTATTTCCATCATTATCAGCAGTAGGAATATAAATTTCATTAGATAATCCTAACATTTCCATATTCATATCTTCCGGTCCAAATTGTTCTATATCTTTTTTATTATTTGGATTATCTAATTTAGAATCAATCCAATCTCCAATATTTACACATTTACATTCTCCATTTTCAATAATAATAATAGGTGTATCGCCTGTAACTGATTTAACGGCTGTGTCAATTAAACCTTCACGACCACCCATAGCATGAAAGAATACTTCCTGAGGTGATAAACCACTAATGAAACTACTCTCAACAAATCCACGAGCTTCAGGTCCATCATCATATTTAGTATAATGAGGTAAAGTTCTATCGGTATAACCATATGCAATTCGTCGTCCATCAACATTTTGCTGTCCGACACATGCCATAATTTGAGCAATATTTGTTTCTTTACCTTTTGAACCAGATTTAACCATATTAAACATGCGATTAGTTCTTTCATCAATTTTAGCTAAACTAATTTTTGCAACTTCATTTGTAGTTTGATTAAGAATTCCAATAATTTCTCTTTCTAAAAATTCTTCATTTGAAAATATAGAATTATTTTCTAAATCTCCTTTTCTCATATCTTCTAATTTTTTATATGCACTTGCTTTCATTTCCTTGATTTTATTATTTAATTCTAAATCAGTGCTTGTATCAGTAACTAAATCACTAATACCAATACTGAAACCAGATGTTAATAACCATCTACAAATTAATCTTTGTGTATTATCTAAGAATTTTTTAATTTCAACAGGTCCATAATCATGATAAATAACAGGAATTAAACCATTCGTAATATTATGAAATACTAATTTATCTAATGTTCCAGAAATTAATTTACTATTATTAATAATTACTTTTTCACCTGCTTTATTAGTCATCTCAATGAATAATGATGGAGGCATAATTTCAGAAAATAAATCCTTTCCTGTATATGTAAAATCTTTTGATGGTTTTTCTAATTTACCTTTAAAATAACTATTAACCATTTGCAAATTTGCCATTTGTTTATCAGCAACTACAACATAATCTTTTGATGCTCTGAAAGAACCAACCAATGTATCCTGAACTACTTCAATACTCGGTTTACCATCTCTCGGAGCTAATATTAAATAAGGAACAGCAGCTAAATCTTTTAATTCACTCATCGTTTGAATATTTTGAGGACAATGCAAATTCATTTCATCTCCATCAAAATCTGCATTATATGGAGGTGTATCTAATACATTTAATCTAAATGTTTGATAAGGCATTATAATTACTTTATGACACATCATACTCATCTTATGTAAAGATGGTTGGCGATTAAATAAAACATAATCACCATCATTTAAATGTCTATGAACCACATCACCATAATGAAGTTCAGCAGCAATTTTACCTAAATCAGCATATTTTAAATTAATAGGTCCTAATTCATTTGTTTTTTTCACATATTTAGCACCAGGCCATTTATTTGAACCATTCATAATTAATTTTCTCATTTCTTCAATATTATATTCATTCACAGTTTCCTGAAAAGTGATATTTAAAGCTACGCGAATAGGAACTCCCAATTCATCAATACTAATATAAGGGTCAGGTGTAATAACAGAACGTGCGGATTGGTCAACACGTTTGCCATTTAAATTTCCTCTAATTCTTCCTTCCTTCTTCTTCATTCTATCACAGACAGAACGAAGACGACGCCCATTTCTCTGTTGAGAAGGAGCTAATCCGGGAATTTGATTATCAATAAATGTAAAGACATGATATTGAAGAACCATCGTAATTAATTTAATTGTTTCTTCACTTGCTCCTTTAGTAATTTTGTCAAAGATATTATTATTAGTTTTAATGATATCACTTAATTTATGAGTTAAATCATCCTCTCTTCTTTGTCCATTTTCCTCAATAATACTTGGGCGAACAGCAGGAGGTGGAACAGGTAATACAGTACATATCATCCATTCAGGTCTATTCCATTTTGGATTAAATCCCATTAATTCCATATCTTCATTTGTAATACGTTTGAATATTCTTAAAACATCTTCAGCCGTAAATTCTTGCTGAACTGATGTTTCCTTGGATTTATCTTTCCATTCAGCTATAATTTTCATTGATGCTTCTTTATTATATCTATCCGGTTGTTTACTACCACATCCAATATGTTTATCATCACCACAAATTTTAATTTTAGTAGTTGTATTACATAACTTAAAATATGCTTCCCATCTTTTCTGATTATTTTTAATAGCTAATATACGTGTCATTTCATTCTTTAATTCTTCAATGGTTGTATGTTGAGATATTAACATTCGAGAACATCTAAAACAAACACATTTTAATATTTTTTTAACAATATCAAAAAACATTGCATGATATACAGGTTTTGCTAATTCAATATGTCCAAAATGACCAGGACAAAATACATTTTTTTGTTCACAAGTTGTGCAAACTTTATTATGTTCTAATACACCCATACGGGGGTCAAATAAACCACCAACAATAGGTTCACTACCTGCATAAGTATCCGTTTTAGTTACTTTAACAACTGAACGTTTAATAATCTCATCCGGTCCTAAAACACTAAATTGAATTCCTTTAACTTCCTCGATAATAACTTTTTGAGCATTATATGATAATTCATTATATATTGACATATCTATTTATTATATAAGTTAATTTTAAATATATAATCATTTTTTATTTTTAAATTAAATTTGATAAATTATTATAATATTTCTTTTTAAAATCATTATAATTCGAAATTATACCCTCCTTATATAGATATTTTTTTGAAAATAAATTATAATTATTATTTTCATTAAATACAACATATATTATTAAATAAATTAATAATAAAATCATTATTGTTTTCCCAATATCTCTAACTGGTATATAAACAAGACCAAATAATATAATTCCTTGAATTATTTTATTTTTAATTAATTTCTTTTGAAAATCTGTCAATTCTAAATCTAGATGTCTTGCACCTATTTGCATTATAATTACTGATAATATTAACACCGGGTCAAATCCTGCAGCACTCATTATTATAGGTAGTATCTATAATAATTAAAAAAAATAATTAAAAATCATTAATTATTTGATGCATCATCTACTACTTCACTTAAACAAATTTTAGCATCTTTATAATAATTGACCTCATCCGGAATACCTGATGGAAAAACTAAGGGAACATAATTCTGAATACATTCAATATTTGATTTTGATGTTAATGAAATGAAATGGCGAATATCAGAAAACATTATATTTAATTTATATATATATTTTATTTTTATATAATTTTATTTTATAAACCATTTAAAAGCCATTTGTTGTGCATGTGCACCTGGATGTGATTCGCAACAAATAGGACTATTTCCTGCACCCCATCCTCTACTTGATAATCCTATACCTCCTGAAACATCACTCGAATTAGGAACTCCTCCGTGATTTTCATTAAAAACACCACCCCATCTAACTTTATGATTCCAAGAATGATTACTTATATTAAATCCATATGATTTGAATTCTTCCTGACGTGACCAATATTTTGTTGAATATACTTTATCTATATACATTTCATCAAATGCCCTTTTACTTGCAATTCTTATAATAATTGCATCATTTCTAGTATTTGTAAACCACTGATTATAATTGTTAGAATCAGTTAAATCATAATTACCACTACTATAATATGCAAAAAATGATTTGTTTTGTCTAAAAAACTCTTTTAATGATAATTTTCCAGGAATATCATCAATCCATGACCAACCATATTTATTTAATATATTATTTTCATCTCGCCCAATATCAAATATAGCCATGCAACTTTTAACAGGATGATAATTAAAAATATTATATTTAGCACTAGTTGCAAATGATGTATCAATATCATTTTCATTAAATACATTATCAGATGTCCAATAATTTTTATTATTTGCATCTACTCCATCATATGCAAATATTGTATTATTTTTATCTCCTTTCATTGCTAACATCCATCCACCACCTTGAAAACTCTCATCCATAATGCAATAAATTGGTTTTGCCACATTATTTCTTGTAGGGTCTTTAATCCAATAAATACCGTCTATATTTGTACAAGTTTTATTTTTAATATCAATTGCTGATTGTCCAGGGTTTTCTTTTGTACCATAATTTAATGAATTTTCATTTGTATAAGAAGAAGAATTAGATATTAATGGTATTTCATCACCTGTTCTAATATAATTTGTTAATGTTCTTGACACTACTAATAATTCATTATCAGATAATGCATAATCCCATATAAGTAAATATGAAAATCCAAAATCAGATAATTCATTTTTATATCCAATACCATTTATTGCTAATCTTGCATTAGTATTATTATTAATCCCTACTTGTTTGGTTGCAACAGGAACATCATCAAATATTACACCATAGCTTACATTTCTTGCTCTTGATTTAACACAACTTACTCTCCAATTAGTATTTGCATTATCAAATGAATTATTTATATATACATCTGTATCATTAAACATTGCTCCAACTGCTCTATTATTATAATGACCAAGTAACCAATTAGGATTATTTTCTGAATCAGATGTTAATATTCTACCTCTATTATTATTTGGATTAGTATATTTACTTATAATGCAAATTGTATAATTAATAGGAAGACTACCTGCTGGAAAAGTTATACTTGTATTTATATCACCGTCCAAATAAGTAATATTTTTATTTATGGAAGGTATATTATCACTCTTAATTGAATAAGTTCCTTTTATAGTTGCATTTCTACATGCTCTGTTATATACATCACCTAAAATATTACCTGATATTTTTGACGCACTATATACTGCCCATGGTAAAGTATTATTTTCTAATAATGCTCTATAATTTTCATATATAGGTACTGATTCAGTAATATAACTGGAGTCTTGTTCCTGTGAAGCATCTACTCTTAATCTTGAAGACACAACAGGAAATTGCAAATTTATATCTGATGTAAAAACACCAACACTTTCATCTTCTTGTTGAACATCTGTAGATGTTGATATATCAACATATATATCTGAATTTATTGGATATCCAAATATTTCTATTTTGTGTAATGGAACAATTCTTAAAGATGCTCCAAAAATAATATATAAATTATCAATTACAATAGGATTATTTATTGAATATATAAATGTAACTATATCGCTATTTAAAATTGTTTCAACAGTTGAATTAATTCTAAATGATATTCCTGTTGAATTATTAACTGAACCAATCGATATTTTATCATGGCTAATATTTTCAATAGATATATTTGTTCCTGATAAAGTATTTGTATTAAATTTTGCTACAGCAGATATTTGTATTCTACTAAATTGAAATCTATCAGGATATTTTATAGATATCCAATTGATTGTATTAATTTGCCTAAATAAATTAGGACTTAGTAAAGCAACATGAGTAGTAGTATTAGTATTATTTAATATTCTTGCTATATTATTATTATTTTCATCTACTTTACCATTTGCATAAAAAGATGATTGAATATAATATGTTCCAAATCCATTTGATGAATTATTAGCAACATTTATAGTGTCAGTAATATCATATTTTTCTTTAATATTTATATTTCTATTAGTTATAGCATTATATGAACTTTCAGTAAATGTTTCTGAATCCATTTGAATTTCAGGGGAAACTTTATATAATATAGTAATTTCACTATTATTAATTAATGGTGGAAAATATATGGGAGGTATTTTCTCTTGTTCTGTAAATTTCTCTATTTTTTTATAATTAAATAAAATAAAAAATATTATTATAAATGTTATTAATATAAATATTATTATAAGCAAAAATAATAAATTAATATTCATGACGTATCTATAAATAATTATTA